TGCTGACAATGTCACTCACCTCCACCGTGGCGGTTGTGAGGTTGTCGGAATCAAGACCCTCCACAATGCCGAAACTGCACACATCTACCAACTGGAAAACCTCGATGTGGTCGAGCGTGAGCATGTCTGCCTTGCCCTTGTTCATCTGCAATAGCAGTCGGTATGTGCCTGTGAGTTTTTGGTTGCGTCCAGCGAAAGTCCCCGATATGGTGCATACATTGGTGGTTTCGTCCACCTCTATGCTGGGGATGAACTGCACCTCCTCGTCCAACTTGTTGAGAAGGCTTACATCCAATTCTTCCACATCCAGCCATTGCGCTCCTCGCACACTCCATATAATCTGGATGTCATTGCCAAGTCTTATCTTCTTCATCTTATATACTATTCTTCCGTGCTACACGATACTAATCTTCTTGCTCAAGGGCAGCTACCCTTTCTTCAAGTGCAAGTACATATTCCTTCAGGGAATAGGTTGCTGAAGGTGTAGTGGTCTTTGTCTTTACGCCTTCCGTATAAATAACTTCGGTTGGTGATGATGTATATTTTATGCCGATAAAGAAAGACGAAGGAGTACCGCCCTCATAGGTGTAATTGAATTTTGCACTTATTCCACTTCCTTCGCGAACGAAGTCTGCGATTTTACTATGTGATTCCGTTGTATCAAATATGGCAAACGACTGACCATAGAATGGGAGTTGCGTTCCACCACTTGTAATGAAGCCTGTTAGCGTTAGGGTATTTCCTGTGCCGAAGTTGAGAATTGGAGTATCATTCAACAAATAGTAATCCCCTTCCACATTAACGCTTGTGGCTCCCCATGCATAGTTTTGCGTCGTAGAAGTTCCACCTATAGTAACCTCAAGTCCATCTTGAATTGCTTGCGAAAGTTTAGCTTTAGTGATGGCTTCTGCTGCGACCTTGTCAGTTGTTACTGCTCCATCTGCAATCTTCCCTTCGGTGACATTCCCATTCCTTATGTGGTTTGTCGTAACTGCATTGTCATGTATCTTGGAACTCACAACGGCATCGTTGGCAATCTTACTACCGATAACCGCACCATTGTTGATGAGGTCGGAAGATACTCCATGCTCATACAAGTCACGGAGGAAATCAACCAGCTCCTGTGGAATGTCACCGCCACCGCCCGAACTCTTCTTCGCTGGGACTATCGTGGTGCGCGTTCGAGAATATACCTTGTGGTGTATGTCTGCAAGCAATGCGATGGCATCACTCATTACGGCCTCCACATCCGTGCGGTTGGTGATCTTGTACCACTTCGCAGTGAGCATGCGGATGAAGTAGCCACGGATGGAAGACTTGAGTCCGTCCTTCAAGAGGGGGTCCCAGTTGGATGGGAGAGCCATTGACACGGAATACTTCTCACTACCCTCTTCTACCGAAGAAAAGAATGGTTGCAAGGTTGATGTGATTGCGCTGCATGCCTCGTCCCAATAAGGCTCAAGAAGTTCCGAATCCTGTTCGGTTATGAACATTCTACCATAGGCAGTCGCATCTTCTGGCATGCGGTCCCCCGTGTAGCTTGAGAGCCGTGCCACCTCGGTGTACACATCTCCCTTTTGGATTGTGATTATAAAGCTTATCATGATACTTCAGGTTGTGTTGTTAGTCCAAGAATTTCATTGCATGTAGCCTTTGCTGATGTTGCCAATGTGCCATCTCCGATGCTCAATGCAGTAAGGAATGCGGCATAGTATATGACCGCCCTATATAGGTTCTTGCATATCTCTATCTTCTTTGCATTGTCCTCGGTGTATATTGATGGCATTGGAAGGTATCTGGCGAATACCACTTCGGCATCGGTGTGGGAGGTGTAGAATTCAAGCGCAAGCAATGTGTTGCCATCTTCATTATGCCTTGCCGCGATGGCAACCACAGGGCGTTCCGGGTTGCCCTTCACACCGAACTTGCTCCTTTGTACTGCGTATTGCTCGTCACTATCGGTAATTGCTGCCGTGACCGTATAATCCCAATCACTCATGCGTAACCCAACGAAGCGGTTAAAGTCCTCCGGCAGATAGATATATCCGCTGCACAATCCCGATTCGCCTTCCCAATTGATGTCACCCTCGATGGGCTTGCCACCATCAAGGAGAGTATATGGGGCATCCCTCTCCACTATCATGACGGCATCCTCGACCTTCGACTTGATGATGTCATCCAGCGCAAGCGTGTCAACATCAGCAAGCGTAGTGAGAGCGGCACTAGACATATTCTCGTCGATGACCACACGGATGTCACGAATGACATCGGATACAAGATACTCCATATTGCCTCCTATTTATTCCAGATGATGGTAATACCCAGGTTAGATGCCACACCCTCGATGGCTGCGGTAGTGCGCATCTTGCTACGGCTCACTCCGTATGTCTCGCTGATGTAGTCCTTCGCATCCTCATTGTTTGCGAAGATGAGCTGGTTCTCCTTGTTTTCGGTCGGCTTCTCTTTCTTCTTCTCGACCTTCGGGGGTTCTGCTACTGCCTCCTCCTTGAACAAACGACCATATCGAGGGTGCTTGCGGATGGCACTTGCTATCTCTGGGTTGTTGGTAATGTAGAAAGAAGCACCGCCTGTTACCTCGGAGAAAGATATGTGCTTGTTGCTTCCATTGCCGAGAGTGACATTGATTGCCACATGGCTCTTGCTTATAAACTTATACATAATGTTATTCTTATAAATGAAGACAGGACGAGCGGTCATCCCCCTCGCCCTGCCTCCGGGTAAAAACTATGAATCAATTAGCTACCGCTTGTGGGAGCCTGTGCGAGGCGCATGCGAGCGTGTGCCTTGGCATAGCGGAGATATAAGCAGCTTACCTCTTGCAGAACGACTGCGTTGGTGTTGCGGATGCCAGCCTCCTTGAGGTTCAATATGTTCCGACCCCATGACACATGAGTCTTCTTGGAAAGATAGTCTGGGTCGAGTGCGAAGCCGCAATCAGCCATTCCGTTGAGGTCAAACAACTCATGATGGATAGTCAGCACTTCACCAAAATCGGTATCCCAAGACTTGAACTTCAAGTTCCAAACCTCGACGGTATCCTTCAGTCGGAACTTGTCACTCTTGATCTTGGAGAATGCAGAGAGCATCTCGCTGCCGCAAAGCAGAACCTTGCGCTTATTACCGATGCCTGTGCCTACGAACAAGTCCTTCGTGATATCAACGAGGTTCTCGTCACTAATAACTGCGCAATTCTTGGTGGCATCCCATTCGCCTACCTCGATGTCCTTGCCAGCCATGTACCAGATACCGCCGGTGAACCATGTTGCCATACCTTCCTTGGTGGTGTGGTAGATGACATGCTTGTCACCGAAGAGATAGGTATTCTCCTGTGCGAGGCGCATGTCGTAGATGCCATCCTCTTCGATGTCGGAGAATGTCCAATCCACTTCCTTTCCGGCAATCTCATCGAACTTGCTCTGCTCGATCTGGATCATGAAGTTCTGGCAATACTGAATCTCGGCAGTAGGAATGTTGTTGAAACGACCTGTCTGCACATCCAGCTCACCGCAAGCCTTACCCATGCGGACAAGTGTAGTTCCGGCTGGGATGGCTGGTACAAAGATAGTGGCTCCACTTGCATCCTTGTTACCATTGACTGCATAGACAATAGGCTTGCCGTTCTCGTTGTTACGGCCGCATACACACAACACCAAGTCGGGGGTGTTCTCGCTATCTGCGTCGTAAGCCGTACCCTTGTAGTCATACTTACCCTTGACACCTACAACGCGGATGGTGTCATCCAAGGTGAACATGTTGATGTCACTCACGGGGAGGGTAATGGATGCACCCGATTCCTGTGCGGACACCGCGTCGCTAGTGATACACTTGATTGGGCGAGTGCCAACCGAATAGTACTTAACCTCGAACGAGTCACTCTTCTGCGCCTTGGCATAACGAGAAATCTGATCGATTGGAGTTGCCATAGGACGAATCTTGATGATGCGGTCATCAATGTCCTTCGTGTACATCTCCGGGTCACCCTCAATGCGACCCGTGGTCTCCGTGGCAATACCGATGGGGGTCTTGTCGATCGTGCCGTTCCCGCCCTCGGTCTTACCAGCATCGGGAAGAGTGGAGGCAGCAGCCATCACCACACCCGAATTCACGCTCAATAAGAGCGCAAACAGGCTCAACATAATGTTGAACGCCTTCGTCATTGTTTTCTTCATCGTTTTAAGTGTTTAGATGATTGATTAATAATTATCCATTGTAGCGTGTTCGCTTTTCGCCTCCGCGCTCCCATATGGTCTTGTTGTTGTCACCCAGTCTGCCGAGCGCACCAAGGTCGGGTCTGGGTTGCATTGGTGCGCCACCAGCCTTGCCATCGAGTGCGGCAGTTCCATCGTTCTTGGACTGCTTGCGCAATGTGGCATCTATCTTGGCGTTGCGCCCACGAACCTCTCCCTCCTGGGATGCGGCAGACACATCTTGGTCATAGTGCATGGCCTTACCAGCCATGTCGAACACTTCTCGCGTAATCTTGCCGAGGATTACATCACGCGCAATGTCACCGAGTGCGACAAGTCGGCTCTGCACCTCTTCATCGGACAAACCTTCTTCCTCCTGTATGGCATCGAGAGTCTTGTTGGTCTCCTCCCAGTTGTCATCATACTCTTTCTGGAGTCGTTGGTTCTCCGCGAGGTCTGCCAAGTATTCCTCTTCAGCCTTGGCAAATTCCTCCAGCTTGTCCTCGTTCTCTACCATCTCCTTGAGTCCGTCCTTGCCGAACTTTCGGATAAACGATGTCCAAGGATGCTCACCTTTCTTCAGGCTAGTGAAGAATGCGGCACTCCGTGGGTCTGCATCGAACATCTCGGTAATCTGCTTCTCTCGCTCCTGATACCCCTTTATGCGACCATCATAGTCATCATAGTCATCATAGATTTGACCGAACGCAGTTTCCTCGTCCGTAAAATCTTTGTCTGGGTAACGCTCCTTGACGCGACCTAAAAGCAAATCCTTTTTGCTTTTAACTTCTTGATTCTCTGCGTTTTCCATATTCATACCTTTTGGTTAAGTAAATATTGTACGCACAAATATACGATGTATCGGTGGGTACTGATTTTTATCTTTAACAATTGTTGCTTATTTTTGCAAAAAATCTTTTGCTATGAAAACGCCCGGTTCCCAATGCGACTACATCCGAGAACGGACTGATGACCTCATGAGGGCATACCGAGAGGTCGTTGACAGGATGTTCAGCGGAAACGCCCATGTCAGAAGCTCGACGATATATGACACCGTGGTGACCATGCCATCCAAACGCTTTTGGGTATCTCCAGAAAGGGCATCCATAGTATTGTCAAGAATATTCCAAGGTACTTGTCCGAAGTTGTCCAAAAATAAAAGAATGATGTTCGACGAGTTGGCGAGGAGGGTCAAGGCTCTCAAACAAGAGTGTCCGAAGACCCCCTTGCTATATCTCGTCGAGAAGGTCATACTGCAACCAGCACCATCATTCTACATGAGTCCTTGCAGCGCACGGATAGAAATCCAAAGAGAAAAGAAATGTCGGCTGAAAACAATGAAGCAAAGGTTGCGTCACTTGCTATAGCATCGACCACGATACTTGTGTCGGTGGTGCTATCGGTGATGGACATCTCGCCATGTGCATATGGCATCGGTGGTGGGATGCCTTGGTGGCATATGCTATCCTACCATATGTTCCATGCCAACATACTGCATGCCGTGCTTAACTCATATTGCCTGTTGAGCATAGTGTTCCTGATGGGGGAGAATCTTCGGCACATCATCCTCTCATATATCATAGCATCGACATACCCTGTGTCGGTCATCCATTACTTGTCTGGGATAGATGCGGTAACGGTTGGCATGAGCGGAATGTGCTTCGCAATGCTCGGCATCGCGTCATGGAGGTCTACTGCCAAGATGAGATACCACCTGTGGATATTCGGGTTCATCTCGCTCGGAGTTGCCATTCCCTGGGTGATGTCCGCACTAATGGGCAAGGATGTCGCACATCTTGACAACCCACTACATATATACACATACGCGATAGGTGTACTGACAGGATACATAGAGAGATGCATAGGGAAACGAGCATAGAGGTCACCCGGATGCTGACTGCCAATGAGGAAAGGCAAAAGGCAATCAACGCGAAGTTCAACCCAATCACAGGCGAGAACTCCGTAGGTGAACGCGTACTGCTGACCATCTCCGACTTCTCGCTGAAGGAACAATGGATACCAACGCAGATGATGGATGTACCATTAATCTCTGCAATCGCGAAGGCTGGGAGTATCAAGGCTTTCTATGACAAGAAATTCAAGGGCATGGAATACACGGCAGATGAGAAGGAGAAGATAGTCAAGGCTATCATCCGTGTCCGTGCCAAGTACGATTTCCCATTCTGGGCGGCAACATTCGCGCACATCAAGGCAAAGGGTGGTGGCGAGGATATCCTGTTCAGGCTAAACCGCCCCCAGCGAAGGCTAGTCGAGAAGCTTGAGAGAATGAGGCTTGCCGGAAAGCCTATAAGGATGATAGTGCTGAAGGCTCGGCAATGGGGTGGCTCCACTTGCATACAGGACTACATGGCATGGCTTCAGCTTGTACACAAGGTCGGACTCAACTCCCTCATCGTGGCGCACCAGAGCGTGGCATCGGATGAGATCAATGATATGTATTGCAGACTCATCGATGCATACCCGATGGAGATGCTATATAGGTTGGGAGAGTCATACTATGAGGCCGACAAGAAATATGTTGGTGTCGGCAGATCAGGACTCATACATCGCGTTCCTCAACGGAAGTGCAAAATCAAAATCGGTACGGCAGAAAGACCGCAGTCAGCGCGTGGTGGAGACTACAACCTTGTACACCTATCCGAGGTGGGATTGTGGTCTGACACTCCGAAGAAGACTGCTGCCGACATAGTCCGTTCTTCGACCAGCGGTATATTGTATGAGCCATACACGATGATTGTGTATGAGTCCACGGCAAACGGAACAGGCAACTTCTTTCATCGGGAATACCTTTCAGCCAAGTCTGGCAAGAGTCAGTTCGAGGCTTTGTTCGTGCCTTGGTTCGGAATAGACACCTATTCGCTTGCAGTCAGCGAACCCATAGACCCATACGATGAGCGTACACCCATAGAGCAGTTCGCCCAATGGATATGGGACAACAGGGAGAAGGACTATGCTGATAGTGACCGAGAGGAACCGGGCGCATACTTGTGGTGGCTATGGCAGCTCGGTGCTACCATTGAGGGCATCAATTGGTATATCCATGAGCGCACCAAGTACACATCACATGCTGACATGGCGAGTGAATTCCCATCCGATGATGTGGAGGCATTCGCATTCTCCGGGCGCAAGGTATTCAATAATGAGGATATAGACAAGTTCAGGGCATCATGCAAGCCACCGAAGATTGTCGGAGAGATATACGGCTGGGCAGACAAGGGAGAGAATGCATTGGATGATGTGAAGATAAGGAAGGAGCAGAACGGAAGACTCTGGGTATGGCAAGATGTTGAGAAGGACGAGGGTTCGGAGAGAGTCACCGACCGATACTTGGTAGTGGTCGATGTCTGCAAGGGAACCACCGACAAGGCTGACTTTGCCGTAATCGTTGTGTTCGACCGACTGTACATGATAGATGGCATGCCACCTTCGGTTGTTGCCCAATGGTACGGACATATCGACATGGACTTGCTTGCATGGAAGGCTACCCAGCTCGCACACTACTACAACGATGCTCTGCTTGTCATCGAGTCAAATACCTTGGAAACGAACTACACCAAGGGTGATGCCGAATATATCCTCAATGTCATCAAGGATTATTATGAGAACCTGTATGCGAGGAGGCAGAGCGCGGAGGACATCCGCGAGAACGCGCCCAGGAAATATGGATTCCACACCAATGTCCTCACGAAGAAGGTCATCATAAACAACCTCAAGCAAGTCATAAGGGATGGCTTGTATGTCGAGAGGGATGAAGGGTGCTTGGATGAATTCTCCACCTATGTAGAAACTGACAATGGAGGCTATGAGGCAATGACAGGATACCACGATGACAAGTTGATGACGAGGGCAATCGGTCTGCATATATGCTACAACGAGATGGAGATGCCCACCATAGTCAACCTCGATGAGGTGGCAAGGAGGAAAGAGAGGAAAAAGAAAAAGGCTATTAGTGCCGCAACCATATAACCTAATTCAATACTATTATGATGAACCCCATCAAAAAACTAAAGGCTCGCCTTACATTGGAGCGAGCCGTGAAGATGGCTGATGAAGCCTATGCGAGAACAAGTGAGCGTTACTATGTCATGCCCAGCATGGATGGCAAGCTTGTAGTGATGAACCGCCAAGACCTCAAGTTGCTGAAGCGAAAGGGGTATGTAGGCAAGTTCGCAACAGTAGAGCAGATAGCGAGAGAGGCATTCTACTTCACTCCCTATCGTAACGGAGATGGCGCGATGACCAGAGATGACATATCCGACAGGAAGAAGTTGTACTACTTCTGGTGTGCTGCCAACGATGCGAAGGACAAGGAAAGGAGAAGACTTGTAAGGTCTGCCGCCCGGAAGGCATTGTGGTTTCGGTTCAAGCGAGCCGTGCTGCAACTCTTCGACAAGTTCTAAAAATCATATACAAGAAGGGAGACCGATGTGGCCTCCCCTCTTTTTTTTTATTTCTTAATATTCTCGTTCGCCTCTATCAGGGCATCGGTCATCTTTCTCCTTAATTCACGGAGGGAGTTCATTGCATCCTCCCTGTTCTCCGTATCTATCAATAGCAACTGCTTGCGCTTGTTTAATGCCGATTTCACCTTCTTGACTTTCTCCTTGATTCTTGGCGAAGATGTGTTCTTGCCGAGGCTATCCAAGGTTATGTCATCCTGAATATCCTGTTTGTTGGCATAGAGGATGTAGATATTCTCCGCTTGTTCTTGCTTCTTCTTGCGTTCTTCCTCGCGTGGGTCTACAAGCTTGACAGGCTCTGGCTGCTCATCTTCCATCTGCTTCTTGAGCAGTTTCTTGAGTTCGATGTCACCGATGTCGGTAGCCTTGCCGAACAATGCCTCGCGAGTTTCCTCATCCTTGCCAGCCAGCCTTTCCTTCGCATCATCCATGAACCTCTTTGCCATCTTCTCATCCAGCTCTTCCTTGCGACCTTCATTGATCAGATACAAAGGCTGGGCAAGCGGAGCATTGCGCAATCTCTTATACTCTGCATAACGCTTGGCAAGTTCTTCCAATGTGAGGTTGGAGGCTTCTTCTCCTGTCATACCTACCTCATCAAGGTAGACATCTGCGAGCTGACTCTGCGGTACATTGGCAATTCTTCCCATCAGGAGAACAATCTCCCTTGCAGTCGGCAGATCACCATTGGCATAGTCGTATGCCGCCACTACCATGTTGGTTACGGTTTCTGGGTTTACTCCAATCAAACTCTGGCAAGCAAGTCCAGCGAGGTCGTTGATTCCTTGCACATAGTCCTTGCCGAAATGTCTTACCAAGGTCTTGATGTCGGAAGCCAATGGCATTGCCGGGAGTTCCGTGTTGATAAGTTTCTGCACATATTCCTTGTCACCTCTCTTGTCAGTTGCAAGCCTTGCAAGGATGTTGCCGATTTCACTTATGTAGTTACCTCCGGCAAGTCCTTCTGCCCAACCGAATGCGGAGTGTACCAATGCATCGGTAAGGTTCTCCTTCTTCTTGTCATCATCGTCACCGAATGCCTGATAGAACATATACGATGCCATATTCCAAGCGAATTGAAGTCCGTAGCCGAATACTGCGAGGTCTACTATGTTGCGCACCCAGGAGTTGTTGTATTCCTTCCGCGCCCTTTTCCATGCATCGTACCTATCCATGCCGTTGCGTTCATACATATCTGCCATCTTGCCGATGCACTCGCTGCGGAATCCGGGTGTGAGTTTCTTGCCGAGTTCGTTGATGGCTCGGAACATTCTTCTGCCATACCCCATGGATGAGTTTCGGAACAGGCTTAATGTAGTCGAGGCAACCGTGCGGTCAACTTGCATTCTCGATGTGTAGGCACTCTGGCTTGACTGCTGCGTTTCATTGAATGCTATTGCCGCATCGAGTTTCGCCTCTTTGTCGGCTTCATCCTCTGGCAATCCGAGCGAGAGGTATTCCTTCTTGCGAGTTTCGTAGATAGCCTTCGCACCCATAGAAACCGTAAGGGCATCGACGAACGCGTTTGGCATCATACCTGTCTTGCTGAAGAACTTCGCAATTTTACCCTTCCACCATTCCCATTCGTTGTCGTTCTCCTCAAGTCTGGTGTCACCGATATTGCGGCTCTGCCATCTCTCTGCGAATCCGGGAAGGTTCTCTATTGCCCATTGCCATGACTTGAACGCGCCATATGGATTGGTGGACTTGATTAGTTCGGGGATGCTTGCCTCGGACAAATAGGCTGGGTAAGACATCAACTGCTTGAATGCCGTGAACAAGCGGAGGGATATCTTCGCGAGTGTCACCCCCTTTGCAACATTGAGGATTGTCCTGTCGATGTTGTTGCCAAGTGTCTTTGGTCTATATGACCCTACCGCCATTGCGGCAGCAGCCTTGAAGTTGTCGAATAGGTCTTCCCCAGCACCAAAACGAGCCGATGACATATTCTTGACCTTGTTCTGGAATGTCTTGTATGACAACAATGTCTTGAGGTCACGCGCCAATTCTCCGAATGCTGCCCAATGCTCCATCTTCTGGAGGTGTTCGGGGACAACATCGAATGCGTTCGTCAGGATGTGGATAGGCAGAGAGTTCTTCGTGCGCTTGATGATGTTGCCTGTCACATCACCCGGTTGTATCTCGCCACCCTGATACTGCGATGGGTCTATCTCCTTGTACATACCCTTCTTGGCAATCTTGATGGGGAAGTAGTTCTCGATAGCAGCCATTGGCGCACCGAACATCCGCTCATGTACTTCGTTGTAGCGGATTCGCTTGCTTGGTAGGAATTCGTCCTGAATCCAATCTGCAATCTGCTTGAACCTTGGGTCTAGCATATCGGCAATCTCCTCGCACTTCTCTTCGCTGATTCCCATTGCGCGGAGCTTCATGCGTCCGTCAGCCATCTTGTTAATCATGTAGATGTACAATAGGTTGCCTTGCGAGAGAGGCACTTCGATAGTGCGGTTGCCATCCTTGATGGTTACCGAACCCTTTTGCATGTCTGCATCCAAGTCATATAGGTCACCCCATCTCTTGATGGTAGGCAGCTTGACTCTCCTACCCTCATCGTTGATGTATGTGCCGCCCTCTCCGAACACCTCTTGTACCTTGGCATCGAGTTCATCGAGTCCAGCCTTGTAGTTGTGCCATTCCTTGTCCTGTGCAAGTACGAAGCCATGCTTGTGGAAATAGTTCCAGAGTTCTCCCTTTCCATCGATAGCCTTGCGACCAAAGAAGCGGAGCATCTCGTTGAAGGTTGCCATTGGCTGGGCAAACAACTGCTGGAAGAAAGAACTCTTCTTGGCATCTATCTCCTGTTCCGGGGCATCTATACCCTCAAGGTCGATGTTAGCCATGTGTCGAATCTTGTTCTCCCTTTCCTTCTGCTCCTCACGGAATGCCCTTGCCTTTTCTACCGACTCACGGAGTCTATCGGCTATCGAAACGAACAAGTAGCGGTAGTTGTCTATACGCTCTGCCTTGTTGCCGAGTATGGCATCATCGATTGCGGCAATCTGCTCCTCGATGCTCTTGCGCTCGCGAGCTGCCTCCTCGGTTGCTCCATTCCTTGCGTATTCTGGCTTTAGCCGTTTGCGTTCATATGTCCGTGGCTCCCCTGTGCGCTTGTTGACCAATTGGTTACCATCATCGTCCGTCATGGGTTCAAGCACCCGGTCATAGATGACATCCTCAAGGTCGCGTTTCTGCCACCTTAATTCACGCTCCTCTGCGATGGAATTCTTGACACCATTGATGTATGCCTGTGCAAGCACCATACCCTGATGCTCCAACTCTGCGTTCTTCTGCCGTACAGGGTTGGTGTCATCTGTCATATCCTCTACAAGCTTTGCCATCCGTTCGGATAGTGCGGTGGAGTCCATGAGAATTCCTTCTTTCATTGCAGCCACGATGCGCTGACCCTCCACGGAGAGTTTGCCCATGACCTCAACCCCCTTCGTGTTGGTCTTCTTCGCACGGATGGACATCTGCTTGCCAAGAAGGTACTTGCTAGTACGGAGCATATTGTCGGTCACGATACCTGTGATCTTCTTCGCCTCTTCCATCACATCTTCCTTGGCGGTAGCCTTTTCGATGTTTTTGAGAATCTTGTTAACCTCAAAGGCTGAACTGCCAGCAAAGAATCCATTTTTGAGAAGCATGCGCGTATAGTTGACAAGTTCTGCAACCTTGTTCTTACCGGGTTCTTGTTGCGACTGAATCAGTTTGGCAATGTCACTCACGATGCCTTCCTTGATAGAGTCTACGATATCCAGCTGCAACAACAATGGGTTCTCGCTCTGCTTCTTGGCGAGTGCGAACAATCCATCTACTCTCGCCTCGTCCAATGTAGGCACATGGCCATCATCTCCGGGGGTTATGCTGAATGACACATCTTCATCCGTTGGTGCTTGTGCAACCTCGCGAACCAATGGTGCTATCACTCCGTTTGTCAATTCCACAGGCACTCCGTTGCCGAGAACCTTTGTGGCAAGTGAGTTGGACTTGGGCAGCTTGTATGAGTCGGGCAGACCCATGAGCCTTGCAAGCACTCTCGGTGTCACCTTCAGCACTCTTCCGTCTGGCATGATGATGCGACCTTCATGCTCATTGGCGGTGATGGTGGGTGCTGGCTCATTCGGCCAAGCATGGAGCATCGTCTTGTAGTTGGAGCTTCCACCCAGGATGAGCAGAGGCTGGTTTACATTCTTCCAATCGATTCCATCGTTGGCGAGTCTTCTCTCTATGCTCTCGGTCATGTGGGTTTCCTCAAGTCCGTCTATCAAGTCCTCCACCCTATCATACCAAGGTGTGGCATTCTCCGGGTTGCCTTCTGGCAATGGCGGCAGTTCGTGGTCTGCATCCACCGCACGGAGGATTAGCCTCTTCCTGTTGGTTGCTGCTCCGTAGTCGGTCGCGTTCAGGACATTGATGTCATAGTGGTATCCAAGTTCATCGAGCTTGTCCGTGATGACCTTGAGAGCCTCGCTATTCTGGTAGCCAGCCACATTCTCGATGGTCACTATCACAGGCTTCATCTTGTCGATTGCTTGGGCGGTACTCTTTGCAGTTTCGATGTCGAGAGGTTTCTCTCCCTTGTCCTGTTTAACCTTGCTGAAGTTCTTGCATACAGGTGATGCGTGGAAATACTGCACCTTGCCATTGACATGCTTGGCGAGTTCCATCGGGTCTACATCCCGGACATCAGCCGTAACGATGTGGTTGCCGTGGTTATCGCGGTAGACTCCGGCTATCTTCTCATCGTATTCCACCCCAGCCACAGGGTCGAACACATCTGCCAGACCGACCTCGATAAGACCACCACCGCTGAAGAATGTAAGACCTTGAGCCTTCTCTCCATCGGACAAGCGGAACATCGTCTGCCCTTCGTCCATCACACTCTCTTTCATCTCTGGTGTGACATCAACGGAGTGCATCGTGCGTCCAGCCTCTTCGACATTGGGGAGGGTAATGTCTTCTACCTTGACACCCCACTTCTTGCCGTACTTGTTCATGAAGCGAGGGAGAATCTCATCGTAGAATCCTTTCATACCTTCGCTGCCGATAATCAGCTGGGCATCTTTAATATTTTGCGCCCCATCGGACATTAGCTTGTTGGCAACATCCTTGCCTACAACATCAGCCAATTGCCTACCAGAATATGTATCATTAACATCTGCTACAATCCTTCCGTCCGTGTTGACAATGATTTGCACCACTTCTTCTCCACCCTTGTCAGTCGCGAGAATTTGCTTGCATGGTTTTTCCTCATCCCATATTTCTCCCATCTCATCATCCCAGTCGGTAGCATTAATGTTTTCGATAAACTTATCAAGACGATACCTATCAGTTTGCTGCGCTCCTGTAGTCCAAGCAATCTTGTCGTAGCCATTCTCGGCAGCATAGCGGAGCATTCGCTTCATGGCAAGTTCATGCCAATTTTTGTCGAAGGGAGCATCGGGGATAGAATCCAATGCTTCTTTTCTTTCTGCTGTCAACTCGGAAATCCTTGAATTCGCTTCCGATATCTTCGCGTCTAATTCACGCATCTTGGGGTCTTCATCAAGGAGATTGTTCCACTCTTTGAGCATTCCGCTTCGTATCGTTCCGTCATCGTTAAGGAATTGCTTCGCGATTTCGGAGTCATGGATTTCGGTCTCTCTCTTCTCCCTTTCCTCCATAAGGCCATCCTTTTCAGCTCTTGCATTTCCAAGGCGTTCTTGGATATCCTTAATCTTTGACTCATCTGCATATCCCCTCTCCCTTCCTTCCTGATGTCGTTTGCTTTGGATTTCATCGATAACAAGAACACGCTTGGTAGAATGCTCGTTAGATGCTTTTTTCAATTTCTCAAATTCAGCCTTTTCCTCTTCGGACAAATTGGACATATCGGCCGAATTAATAAACGCACCCACCTTCGCTTGAGCCTCCATTGCACTATCTATTTCCGTTTCACCGAACCGAATCCACGCAACCGCACGGCCATCTCCAGCATCACCGAAGTGAACTTGGTCGTTCATGTTCCAACTTTCGATAGTCGGCACTACTAATGCAATTTCCTTTTTGTTTTTTAGTCCCCTTGTTGTGTAAACGATGCGCATAGCATCTGCTTGCTCTTCTCCTGTCAGGATTGTTATAGCAAGCCGAGTGTCGGATATGGACAACTTATCGGAATTCACATCCCAATCAAAGGCACTCATAAAGCGTGTATACTTGTCGGCTAGTCGGTAATACGCATAATCCCTCTTTGCCTCCTCATCATTATCGTATGAATCATATGCGCCTCTTGCTACTACCCATTTATCAAGTTGCTCTCGTTCCTCATCCGTAAGTTTTTCATCGTAGTCCTCTCCATACTTCTCCTCCATTTTTTCTTCGTAATCCCATGCGTTTTCTTCGGTCTCCTCTCTACTTGGGGCATTTGCAATAAATTGTTCGTATTGCTTTTGTAAATCCTTAAATTCTTGCATGCCCTCTACTTGCTCTTCAGTTGGCAAATCCGTCATGTCAAGGTAACCAACTTCTTGCACCTCGATTTGGTTATCGCGGATATAGTCAAGCACCTCTTCCTTGGTCAGCGACTTCTTGTCTTGGCTCTTCAACCAATCGGAGAGTCCCATCCATTTGTCCTCGCCAGCCTTCAAGCCTCCGTTCTTGGTTATCATTGCAAGCCATTGCTCTGGTGTAGCCTTGTCTTGCTTGATGCCATCGACTGCTCTCTTGGCGTTGCTGACGAAGATGGGAGCTGGTTCGGTGATGGATAACTGCACATCATTGTCTGCGACATTTGTTCCCATTCTGCTTATGTCTATGCTCCCTGTGGATGATATCCTATCTGCCGCACGAACACCATAGTTGCCTACTGCAAGTTCCCTTCGCATGGCAATGTCTTCTGCAATGCCAAATACGCTCTTGTAATATTGAGGCTCTTCAAGATGCTTGTAACTGCGCCACAATATATAGCGAAGTTCATTGTCCGTAAGTTCGTCATAGTACATTCCAAGTCCGAGGTCATGCAGCATCTCCTTGAACAAATTCTTTATCTTGTCCCAAATGCCCATCTCTCCAAACTCGGTGAATGTCCCATCTTCTGCAAGCCTTGCAAGGTACTCTTCCGTAGCCTCGCGTGTCTTCATTCCGCTCTTGTTGGCGTTGTCAATTATAGTCTGCCGTATTTCTGGCGTTACAGTATCCAATACATTGTCAAGGAAGATATCGAAGTTGCTTCCGAACAACTTTCTCAAGCCGTAGTTTGCCACGGATTCACGGAGCAATGTCTGTGCCACATCAGCACTATTAAGGTGGTTGCCAAGTATGACATACATCTTTCCTGTCTTTGGGTCGTACCAGCCTTTTGACTCGCGCTGTTTGTCGGTCATCGGAACACTTGTAGGGATCTGCTCTTCACTATCCACAACCACAATGTCGTTTCCGAGATTCAACTTGTCGGCAATGCTCTCCGAAATTCTATGCGCTCTGCGCCATTCTGCCCTTGCGTAGGTTTCTCTCTGCTTCTTGGAATAGCCTCCACCTACCATTGTCTTGCGAGCGAGTGCTGCAAAATATCCCATCTCATCCACTAGTCGGTCGAGCATCTCATCCTCACTCTCGCGGCCAATGGAGAAGCGGATATCACCCTCTTCCTCGTTGAACCTCTCGCTCAATGGGATTGCGTTGCCCTCATCATCATAGGTTACAGGGTCTGCGGACTTGATTTGGTTGGGGAAGAATGCGACTACCTCATCCCAAGTTCCATCTTCGTTCGTGCGAATCATTCCGTCATAACCTTGCCTTATCCACTCTTCCATAGCATCACGACCTGCTGTATTTGTCACACCTCGATTTGGTATGTCGGGGTCGATGATAGGATTGGTTATGTTTAGATATGCAGCGATTCTTCTATTGCCATACTCATGATATTCGTCGGCAACTGGGGCAAAGAAGAACCCTGGCACTTCTACGCTCTGCCTTCCATGATTCTTGTTGTCAAAGGTAAAGAAATCTCTCTCTTCCCAATGTTCGTCCCAATCATCACGCTCTTCCCATTCATCCTTTTTCCTCCCATCCAAGTTATCCCAATTCTCTCCAGTTTCACGATTGACATAAATCGTGCTGTTGGTATCGTGGTACACAACCATCGGATTACCATCGGCATCCACCACCTTGGTGTTAGGCATAGCCTTCTTTGCTGCCTCGGTAACCATCCGTTGTGCAGACTCCATGTCACCGCTCTTCACGGCATCCATGTATGCCTTGTCTTCGGCTGGAGTAATGGAGAAGGATATTCCGTACTTGTCTTCCACATCCTCGCTCTTTACGAATGGAACTGCTTCGACAAATCGTTCTCCGTTTTCATTCTCAAACGCGATGTGGTGGTACTCACCACCTTCTCCCGAATGCTTGTTGTCAGCAACAGGAACAAGTCCTTCGTTCAATGCGTTCTTCGCACCTTCGGATGCTGCGACCATTCTACCACCGAAGTAGGATTCGATGGAATCAATAAGGTCTGCAACACCTTTTACGGTAGGTGCATTTGTGTTGTTTTCTATAGCATTCCATATCTCATCTTCATTCTTCAAGCCACCTTCAAAGCCTTTCGCGCTAAACGACACATCTCCTTCAGGTTTCCTCACCATACTTTCTCTTGTCTCGAAATTGGTATTGCGCCCCTTGTTGTCCTTGAAACCAAATCGGTTGTAGAACTTCTTCAGTCGGGATACCGATGTGCCACCGAACGATGTGTCGGGTGTCAATGCGAGAGTCCATCCGTTCTGGTCTGCAATGTCAGTAAGGTCATTCATGAAGCGAGTGCCGTTGCCATTACCTTTGTCCTTGGCAACAATCTTCGATACCTTCACGATGTCACCGCTCTTCTCCAGAGTGAGGGAAGACAATCCGTATTCATCAAGCAGTTCCTTGTTGTCGATGGAGATGCCCTTGTCTTTCAGTTCATCGGTTGCGATGCTGAAACTGATTTGGCTTGCCCTGTCAACATCCTCGGTCTGCGAGAGTGGAGTGTTCTTGCGCTCCTCTTCGGTCATGCCGTTCCTCTTCTCGACATTCCTTGCCTCAACCTCGCCAGCGAGTTTCTTGTATCCATCTTCTCCATACTTCTTCATCTCCGAGCCGAATGCCTTTGCCTTGCGCACGAATGCGGCATAGTCCTCCGGGAGCAAACCCTTGAGGTATTCTCCGAGGTCGCGTATTCTCTTCTGCTCATCTTCGTTCTTGCTAGTGTAGGAATCAAGCAACCGTATAACTTGCACCCTTTGGTTGATGAGCTTCTGCGCACTATTCACACTTGCGAACCCATTCCAGAAATCCACGATACCCGGATTGTCCTCTCGATATCGGTCGGCAAATGACTTCTGCATGGTGTAATCGTTGCCACCATGCGAGAATCCTTCGATATGCTGGATTGCATGCTGAATCTCATGGAGCAATGTCCTCAAACCTTCCTCGCTCAATCTGCGCTTGTGCCGTTCTGCCATCAGTTGGTCATACTTCTTCATGTATGCCCTCTTCGATGGATTATTGCGCATTGCCCACTCGAATGCCTCGTCTGCTATCTTTTTCCTATCCTCATTCGTTGCCGAGAATTCTGTATTGTAATCCAAATTTAATTTGGTTTCCTTCGTGTCTGGATAGAATGTTGCCGCACCAGCATACCTACCGAACTTGACTTTGTAGTCCTTCAGTTCAGGGTATGCATCAAACAACTCCGGGGCATCTATGATGTCGGATAGTTTCTTCGCCTTGGCTGGGTCGATGTCCTTTGCCTTGGCATCTGGGATTTCATGTCTCCACTTGCCATCGGCTCCTCGCTCCCATCCTGTGGCGAGCCATATCTCTTGCGAATCCTTGCCAGCCATCTCCATCTCTTTGGCAATACCGAGGTTGGCCTTCGCTGCCATGTCGTTGGCAGAACCAAGTTCGCCCACGATAGAGAAGCTTACATCTCCCTCTTCATCATTCTTGAAATTGTCGTATGCTTGCTGCAAAGCCTTGCCATTCCCGATAGGCTTGCCGATGTTCGCACCCTTGTCAACAAGGACAGGTAGCAACCCAGGCGGTATGATGTTGAAAGGAATAGGTTCGTTTCCGAATTGCTTAATCCAATCGTCTGCCACCTCTTCCCAAGGTACAATGCGTATAGGCTTGTCATATCTGGAGAGGATAAGTTCACCACCATTCCAAGGGTGTTTGCCGACCGACAACTTGGCTTTGTCTGCGTGATAACCGCTTGTAAGCTCGCTCTTCGGGTATGCCGTTTCAACATACACCAAATCAGGTCTTCTCCATGCAGCCTTGAATTGTGTATTGACCTTTGTCGGGCGAATGTGAATGTATGGGTTGTAGTCTACCCCACCGACATTACTGTCACCACGGAGGTCTATCTTTCCTTCCTCGGTTGCCATCTCTGGGTGTTCATCACTCTTCTCCCATCTGCCATACTCAAACGGAGCGGTTGATTTAGAACCAGCACCTTTCTTTCCGAGTCTCTGCGCCATAGGACTGCCGAGTGTTCCATCCGGGTTGAGGACAACATTACGATATCCCCTCTCCTGTTCGCCTGATTCCAATTCGGCATACAAGAATGGGTCTTCGACTGCGCTGAAGGAGATACCTTCGCCATCCATGACATCGTCCACCCTTTCATCTGCAATGCTGAAAGACACGCGATTACGGTTGCCCCTCGCATCGTTATATGCATTTGCAGCCTTGCCAATAGTTAGATCATAGTTGACTTGTGGGATAGAGCCTGTTCGCTCCTCCTCAAGTTTCATCGTTTCATCGGCCACCTCAAGCACACCTTGGTCGGTTGCGACTTCCGTGACAGGGAATCTGCTATCATTGTATTTCTTGTCCAGCATCTCAACGGAGAAGCCATCGGAGTTGATTGGTGTAAGGTCTTGGAACTGCTTGTTCACATCATACATCCTACGATCAATGAGCAGTTTCCAATATCCGGGGGAATCGATGAAGTTGCCCACCGATGTATCTCGCTTGCCATTCTTCCACGAACCGCTGAACTTCGGGCATACACCGAGTCTGCGACAATACTCCACATATCGTCTTCCGTTCTCGTCAGCAGTTTCGTATGTTGTTCCTCGATTCCAATATTCATATGGGTAGACAAACTTGTTGTCACCGCTTGTCATGGCATGCAATCCCTTCTCGTTCACAGGCATCCCTTGCACATACTCATAGACTTGCTTGAGGAATTCATCTTTCATGACCAGAGCCTTCTCCTTGGGGTTCGACTCTATAGAGCCATCGAATATCATCTTGCGAAGGTCGCGGTATTTCTCTTGTGTCTCGCTCAAGCCACCATGCCCATTGCCGTTCTCGATTGGGAATGCGCATGCATAGGCATCTTCATTCGTGCGTTCATTCCAAAAGTCAACTACGGCTTGGGGAACCACAGGCATCTTGCCAGAAGAGTTCTTCACACCATACTGCTTCTCCTCTTGCATTGCGGTGTAGTCAGTCGATACGAAGCCTTCCATCTTCGTGCCGAGCATCAATAGCATCTGCTGAAGGATATGCTGCGACTGACCGCTAGCATGCCAAGGTATGACAAAGAAGATTCGTGGGTCTGCGAGAGCTGCCTTGACATGGATGTCATTCATACCTACGATGATGTTACCAGCCTTGTCGAGCTTTGAATTGAGGCTGAACAAACCTTCCTTGCCATCGCGACCGAATGCACTCACACCGATTACATCATCGAACATAAGTACATAGTCCGTGCCATCCACATTCACGATTGGAGAACCTTTTGCGGCAAGGATTCTAGTCCGTTCCTTGTTCTCCTTCGTGCGTGGGTCTACCTCGGTTACGACATCCGTGATATCGTGGTTGAGAACCTTGTTCCCATTCTCGTCAATCTCTATGTCATCTTCGCTTACTGCTTGCCATCCATTGTCCTTCGCCATGAGGGAGCCGTTGACATACCCACCCATGCTTGCGACAAGGTTGATACCCTCAAGCTGCTTTGAGTATGCTTGTACTGCACCACCAAGGAGTTCCATCTGCATCAGGTTGATTGCGACATCAGGCATCAGTTCCTCGATGTTGTCACTCCATGACCACATGCGCTGACCTCCACGGAGTGACTGCTGGGCGGCATATCTCATGGATTTCTTGAACCTATCTTCGGCTGCTTTCATTGCGCCATCCTTGGACGATTGGTCTGCGTTGGCCGCATCCTTGAAGACATTTACTGACTCTCCTGGGGAGCCTGTATTGACACCGCTGACCAATTCCCCAACCTCGTTGTTAGAGGCGAATGTAATCTCCTTTCCGGCAGCAGAGCCACCGCTCTTGCGGAGTCTTTGAATACCCGGATACTGCGTTATGGCGGTACTTGTTCTGCGAAGGTCGAGTGCGACATCGTTGAAATCCTCCATGTTTTCAGGCTTGTGTGCATCTTCTCGCATCTGCCACTCATTGTCAATCGATTGGATTGCGAATGACTCTATCCAATTGGAGAGGCTCTGCTGGGAGATGAGATTGAGAGCGGCTCTATACTTCTTGTCCTTCTCCTTTATTTCCTCACGGATTGCCTTTCTCTTCTTGGCATCCTTCTCAAGTGCGAGGCTTCTGCCGAGTCCATCTATCTCATCGAGGATTTTTGTAACGGCTTCGTTCGCATCTTTGAGGGCATTGTCAATGACTCTTGCGTTCTTCAATGCCTTCTCCCATTTCGCGATTTCGCGTTTCTTTCCAGACTCCTTTGCTTCATCGAGCTTATCCTTGCACTTTTTGGGATCACTCTCCAACTGAAGCCTGTCGCGTTCCTCTATCCATTGTTCAAGTGTCCAAGGGTCGTTGCCACCGGGGAGATGCTCTCCGTATTTCTTCATGCCGTTGATGGCTGCTGAAGCATACTTTCCGTTACGGATATAGCGAGAGAACACATAGCAGACAGGGCATGGCACTTGGTATCCACCTTCCTTCGTCTTGGCATAGATGTCAAGTATCTGCGCTGGAGTGATGCCATATCCGAGTCTGCGCTGCATCTCGCTGATGGTCTTGATGACTGCTTCGTTCTTCTTGCAGACACGCGTGATGTCGGCAGAATATGAATACTGCTCATCACCATTGGTCGCGATTGTACGATATACCGTGTCACCGAGCCATAGCCAATTATGCTCCAAGTTCGTTGCGCCTCCTCGCTCTGCGAGTCCCATCTGGAGGAAGGTGTTGATTATGTCGGCATACTTTTGGTACATCTTGTCAGCCTTCTCCTGGGTCATCTTTGTCGCATCGGAGTTCGCAAGTGACAGGTCTACAAGCAAACTGAATGCCGATGGCATCTGCTTGAGGTCTTCAGCCGACACAGGATTGTTTCCATTGAAGGTCTTGTCCCCTATCTTGATTGTGAAGTTCCCATCTGCATCGGTCATAGGAATCTTGTTGCCTTGGTCATCGGCAACCGATGCCTCAAACCCAGCTCCCTCTACGATGGAAGACACGGAGAATCCGACATCGTTGCTTTCCCCTTCTCCATCGATACTGCCGTTCAGTTGTATTGACACACCCTTTTGTAGGTTGCGCTGGGATGCCTTCAGGGCATACATGATGTCGCGACCCTTGATGGAAGAGAAGATATGTTGTGTCTTCTCATTGAACCAAGCAGCGAGTTTGTCCCACATGGACATGTCTCCATTAATGTCTGCTATCTCTACTGTGTGCGCGATGAATTCGTCAGCGGCCTTGATCTTCCTCTTCGTTTCGTCTTGGATGTTCTTAACACCTGTGTAGTTGAGGAAGTATTCGCGTTGCTTCTCGTTCATTGAGTTGAACACTTGCAAGCAGAAATCATTGTACCTTTCTCTGCCCATCAGTTTGGCCAGACCGAAGTGGCCGACCACCTCATGGAAGAATGTGCGCTCCACATCCTCCAATGTGGTTGCGTGTGGGAGATAGATGTAGACCTCCCCGGTCTTGTTGTCGATCCATCCGTTCACATACTTGCCTTCAGCCAATGCATCCAGAACCTTTTGGTCGGTTATCTCATCCTTGGACTCCAGCAAGTGAACCTTCTTCTTAAAGTATGATGACAATGCCTTTGCTTTGTTGCGCAAAGGTTGTCTGCGTTTCTCCTCGCGTACTTCGGGAGATTCTTCCTCTGCAATCGGTTGCTGGGTCTGCTGACCTTCAGTAGCCACAGGCTGCTCTTCGGTATTCTCTTGTTGCACCTCTTGTTGTTGTGCTTCTTGTTGCGCCTGTGCCTGTGCTTGTGCCTCATGCTCTGCTACGCTATTCCAATAGTCTAATTTCTTTTGGGCGGCATCGACACCTTTTTTCCACTCACGAAGCTCGTTGCCGAACTTGATGGGGTTGGTCTTCGGTGTGGGTCTTCCCTTCTTGGCTTCCTCCAATTCTGCCTCTGCCTCTGCGATGTTGTTGGCCACGATGGCATCAGCATCAGCCTTCTCAAAGTTGCCCTCGTTATATAGGAATTTATGTGTGCGAGATGGAGATGCCTTGGAGTAGTCTGGCTGCATGTCATCACCCTCTCCTATCATGGGCATCTCATCGAGGTCTTCCTCCTGTTGCTCGGTAGTCTGCTGGGATTGTTGTTTGTTTCTTTGTTCCCTCTCCTGGGCAATGCGGTCGGTAACGCGTAGCATTGCGCCCTCGTCAGCCATGTCCTGAAGACTCTCCTTGGCCATGATGGTCTGCTTGCCATCTATGTTGACTGCCAATGTTCCATCGTTGTTATCAGCGAGAATTGCAACTTGATGCTCAACTCCTTGTCCATCCGTGATTGTCAATGTCTCTCCGGGTTGCATGGACAGGGTGTTGTTCATCTTGTCTTGTTCTGCTTGTACGACCGCCTCCCTTGCGGCTGCGGCTGCATTCTTCTTCTCGCTCTCTGCATCTAATGCCTCTCCATATTGGTCGATGTCGGACTTGTAGATGAACTTGAGATCACCATCAGCTCCGCGCACGATGAGGTCATCCTCGCTATCGGGGTCACCATCTACTATGTTGACCACCTCACCTGTATGCTTGAGCGTTGCGGTCTGGATAGTCCCGGTCTTCTTGTTGGTAATCTGATCGACTGCGGCAACTGCCGTTTCCTCTGCCACACTCGCGTCATCGTTCACGCGCTGGGTCATGCCGAGCCACTTGCTCCGTGCGTTGACATAGTCCAATGCATCCTTGACGAGGTTGGTGTCCTTATAGTTCTCAAACAAGTAGCGGAGTCCCCACATGGGGTCTTGGTCTAGTTGCTTGATAATGTCCTCTCCCTCATCACTTGCAGCGAGGATATCCATCTTGGCTATCATCTCATTCTGCACATCTTGCATGGCTTCGGTGTCCGTGGTGTTATAACCCTCGTCCTCTGCCGCTACTACACCAAGCACGGCAGCATCTACAGGAGTCGGGGTGTCTGCTTGCTCTCCCTTGCGAGCCTTGTCCATTGCCACATGCCATCTTCCGAGGTCGTATCCGCGCATCGATGACAGGGCGGTAATGTATCTTATGATTGCATTTGCCTCTCGCTTGGTCAGCTGACTATTAGCATCGACATTGCCTGTTTCCTTGGATTTCTCGCCATTCCTGTATGCTTCAACAACCTCTGCGTATACCTTCTTGAGGTCATCGTTCTTGGCATTGTCAATCTTCTCTTGCCATGGTTGCCACCTCTCTTCACCCATCAAGCCTTGTGCAGTCCGGGCATTCTTGTCTACATTGCGCTTGAATCGGTAGTACTGCGTGGTGTCATAGGTCTTACCCAATGCTTGCAAACCGAGTCCGAAGGCTTTCATGGAATTAAGTGATATAGCCATGCCACCCCATATGTCGAGATGAGTCTGCGTATTGAGGAAGTTGGCTACGGCCTCGTCCTTGTCATCTGAACCAAGTGCCAATCCGAGTACAAAGTTGATTTCTTCCTCCATCGGTTCTGCGATGCCCTCTTGCAGACCAGCCTTGCCCATAACCTTCTGGGTCTTCTCTAGTCCTCGCTTCAGGCTCTTGACTGCATCTGCCCCGAACCTTCCTTCCATAATGGAGAACAACTGCCCACGGATTTTCTCCGTGTTGCCGAACATCTTCTTCATGAACGGACTCCACAGTTGTTCCTTGAGGATTCTTTCCGCGAACGGATTCCATAGGTTCTCACCCATGAGTTCGGTTGAGTATTCAAGGGTGTTGGACATCTCGCCCTGATAGATGGACTTGCCTACGCTCTTTCCACCCTCGAATGAGAAGTTGCCTTCAGGGTCATATACCAGATTACCCATCCTGTTGTACATGATGTCGGCAGCAGTCCGTGGTGCGCCAATGGTGTTGGCCATGACCGCGCCACCAAGCATGTCACCCAACACGGCTCCCGTGGCCTTGATGACATATCTCGTTGCCTTGTTGGTTGCCTTGGCTGCATACTTGCCTACATATTGTGATACCTTTCCGGCAATGTTAGCACCACCGCCTGTCAGCATGATGCCAGCGGCAAAGGGTAGCATCTCTGCGGTCATGCGCCCGGCACGATATGCAAATGTACTATTCTCATCGAGCTTCTGCTCTTCTTCGTCAGCGGCAATATATGCAGCCGCCAGAGCCTTCTCGCTTTCGTTCAGTTCTTGTCCCGATGTGATCTTGCGGTATAGTTCATACCTATTCATGGCATCAGCCAACTTGTCAAGTCCGAATGCCCATATCTTTCCGTGTGTGAATGCCTCGCCTATACCATTAAAGAACCCTTGCTCACCGCCAGCCTCTTCTAGGTCTAGTCCGTGTAGCAAGTCCAATGTTTCCTCTCGCGCAAGCAGATAGTTGGAGTATTCCTTTGCATCATAGTTGCCACTCTCCTTCATCTCCTCCATCTTGTCCATTATGTCTTCGAGGTCGGCTTGCGCTCTCTCCCTACGCGACTTGAGGCTATTGTATTCCCATTCCTTTACCTTGGCATGCTCGGTCACATTTGCCTTGACTCTTGCCGGGTCAGTAGTGATTGATGTGACAGGCTTGCCATCCTCTCCCATCACGATGTTACCTTGCTCATCACGCTCGACGGTAGGAGCCACGATCTCGCTCTCTGGGTCGAAACCTCCTTGCAGTTCCTCGCCCTTGGTGGCAATGGCATAGTCGATGCGGTCGCGTTGTTGGCGCAATGCCTTGTCGCGTCCGATTCTCTTTGCCGCTTGCTCATCACCCTTGAGTGCCGCCACGGCATCACTTACTGTCTTATCCTTGTTAGGGTCTTCCCTTGTGAACTGCTCGTTGTCCTGGGTGGTGCTTTGTTGTTTACCCCACGGATTGCGCCAAGTGTTCAAGTCCTTTGTGTCTAACTTGAACGCACTCGATGGCACTTGCGCTGGCTTGGCAGTTGCAGTAGGAGCAGTCTTCGCACTTGTCGATGTGGATGCAGTCTGCTGCCTTGGCTTTGTCGGTTGCTTATCAGGCTGCTTATCCATAGCCTTCAACTCGCTTTCGCTGATAGTAAAGTTGTTATCGGCTACGACATCCTTGTCATCCGTGAACCCAATGTCCTTGCGGAACTGCTCATATTCGGGAGGGGTATACCCAGCTCTGCGTAGTGATTGATGTACTCGACGAAGGTTATCGTCGTTCTGCATGTCCTGACGGAACTGCTCCTCCGATGGAGGATTATAGCCAGCAGATATGAGGCTCTGCCTTACCCTTGAAAGATTATCTGGCATAAGATTGAAAGTTGTTCGGATTAATAACCTCGGTTATTTTGTTGTTGGCCTCGGCCTTGTCGTTGTTGTTGGCGTTGTTGTTGCTGCCTCTTAATGCGGTTGGATTCTTTCGTTTCCTTTTTGCCTGTTACATTGCCCCACATATCGCGTTCGTATTCGGTTTCGGTAGAATAACCCTCGGCTTTGATTCTATCGTTCTCCGCGTTAAATCTGGCTACCGAGATAAGACCCTTGTGGTAATCATCCATGTTTTTATTATATTCCTTCCTAGCCTCAATGGATGCTCGTTGATACCAATCCTTGTCTTGATTGTATCTCTCTCGGATGTTCAATTCGCGCTCCTTTCTCTCATTTTCTTTTTCTCTGCGCTCTTCTTGTCGGTCGTACAGGTCAAATCTCCTGTTGTCCTTCCAAGCATTGTATCGTGTATTCTCTCCGGCTTGGTGTGTCCGTAAGTAAGCGAGGTACTCATTCAGCCTCTTTGTGCCTAGTTCTTCCTTAACCTTGCGAAGATAGTCCTCCCGGTCTTGAGCTGCCTTGACCACATTTCCGCTCTTGTTATTTCCATACCATGAGGGAACGCCATCCTTGGCCGCAAAGACGAGGTTTGATAAAGCAGAAATGCCCTCTCCCAATGCGGTGAAGATGGCAGCTCTCTTCTTTTTCTTTTTCTCCTTCTCGGTCAATGGCTTGTCCGTATTGTTCTTCGCAAGCCATTCATCCAATGACATCGGTTTCTCTGCCTGAAACGCTGGATATTTGGATTTGTCTTCATCATCATCCGTGTCATACCCTGTCCCAGAGGTCGTAGTGTCATAATCATCGATGCCGAGTTCCTTGCCTGTGAACACGAAGCCATTTGCCCCATCCGTATCAGCAGTCTGGGTGTCGGTATTCGGTGTCTGCTCCTTGACTCGCTGAAGGTCGAGTTGCATCTGCTCCTCATGCGTGGGTGGAGTGGTGGTGGCTGGTGTGGTTGTAGTTGTGGTTGTAGTAGTGACTCCATCGCCATTGTTGGCACTCTGCTCGCTCTTTACGCGTTCGAGAGCAGCCTTCATTCCCTCTTCCTGTTGGTCATTGAGGTATGTGCTTGCGCTCCCAGTAACGGACTCGTTGTTGTCCGGGAATGTAGGTTTCTTTGTTGCCATAGTAGTTATGTTTGTTTATTCCATGCGTCCATGCCACCAATGCTTGCGGCTGCATCTCCAACTCCAGCGAGGGCATCCCCGATGGCACTTGCCTTTTGTTTTTTGAGTTCACGCAACTGCGCGTTGAGTTCTTGCTTCCTCGCACGATACTGCTGATCGATGGAGTCCTTTCGTTGTTGTCCAGCAATAGCAATCTGCGCTGCTGCATCACTCATTGCCCCAGCATTCGCGGCCTTGGATGCGGCAACACTCTCTTCCGTGCCACCCATCACGGCAGCAGTAGCGGCTGCTTGCTTGTTGCGGTTGTCGATCTGCTGACGAGTCTGCTCAAGGATACGGACTGCATCCGCTCTCTGCGTTGCATCCTCGTTGTAATTCTTGTCGAACCATGCTTGGTTCTCTGCCAAGTCACTCTTCAGGCTCTTCTTGATACCACGCATGGCTCTTCCTTGTACGATACCACCGATGATAGATGTGAGACCTTTTACGCCAGCTCCGATTGCTGACCCTATACCCATTCCCATAATACTAGATGTTTGTTGTTGTTGAAAATAAAAATCACGGACAAATATATTGATATATCTTTGCACTTGAATTTTATCTTTAACATTTGTACCATGGCTGGAAAGTTTGAACCCAATCACAAGAAACTCGGAGGGCGCACCAAAGGCACACCCAACAAGGCATCGGTAATCAACCGGGGCATAATCACTCAATTGGCAAGCGGAATGCTTGAGCAAGTCATGAAGGACATAGCGGAACTAGACCCGAAGGACAGGGTAAATGTCTTCATCAAGTTGGCAGAGTTCGGTATACCCAAACCCCAGACGATAGACATCTCGCTATCCAACTCGGACAATAAAACTATCGAAGACCGCCTGTCACAACTGGCTGACGAGAACGAAGAATGACCTCCACTACATCTCACTACTATAGTGTTGGCACTTGATTTTTCGTGTCAAGATTTTTTATTTTCAAAACTCGATTTGTTAATTTTTGTAAAAACCAAAAATTTTTGAAAAGTCATCTGCTTGGTTTTTAACCACTTGGGAAAATTTAGGTTCAACATATGTTGGAACATATGTTCAAAAAAAATCAACATATGTTGGTGTCGATGTCAACATATGTTGAGGTTTTTAAGGGTGCGTTGTCAAGATTTTCTAAAAACGCGTGGCTGATACATTATTATTAATTATTATTATATATTAATATATATATATTATCATCGATAATTATATATAAAATTATATTTATTAAATAATTATAACACGCGTACGCGCGAGAAAAAGACCTTGTCGAGCAGTTTGGTGTTGTTGTCATTGATGATAGAGAAGTCCTTGGCAATATAGATGTCTGCTATGTCCATCGTGCCGACATGGTTTAGAGCTTCGTCCACATCACTCTTTGCGAACCTCATAAGGTTACGGCTCAATGTGGCGAATGTATGCCGTGCCTGATAGAACTGAAGGCCATCTATGCCGACATCCTTGCCGACCCTCTTGAGTCCGATGTTGATACGCTGGTTGAATGTGCCACTCCCTCCGGGGTATCTGCGCCAGAAGTCGAACACCCTCTTGTCATCCCTGTACTTGGCAAGCATGTCCTTGATAATGGGATGCACCTTTACCTCGATATATGCTTCATCGGTTCTCCGTGATCTCGTCTTCATCCTCTTGTACTTGATGTATCCCCCGGAATAGTCCTTGGCTTCGTACATGTCAACTGAATTCATACCCATGAGAGAGAATGACAGGATAAAGCAGTCACGCGCCATCGTGGCGGTCTTGTCCTTTCCTTTCCAATCATATATTGACAACAGTTGTTCAAGCGAGAGGGAGCGCACACCCTTGCGCATCTTCTGCCTCGGCACCCTGTAGCGCACGAAAGGGTCGTTCTTGATGGGTTGCTCTATGTCGGTGTTGTACTCTCTCATTGCCTCGCGGTAGAGGTGGCGCATGAGTCCTATGTACAATGACTGCGCCCTCGGCTTCCCGGACAACGATGCCTCATACTTCGTGAGCATGGAGAATGTGATGGCATGGAACGGCAGCACTCTCCTACCCAGGAATGACTCAAGGCTATTGAGGGCAACCTTGTAGTTCGCTGCCGCCTGTCCCGACTTGTTCCTCGCCACCCACTCATCGGCAAAGTCGAAGAAGTCCAGCTGCCGTGGCTTTGCGATCAGATGCTCTGCTATATAGTCGATGCCGACACACTCCCCCATCAGTTCCAATTGCAGTTCATTCAGCCTGTCCTGAAGCTGCCGCATCCTCATCTCCACGCCATGCGCGATGGACGCGTTCTTTATCTTCCCTCCGGGTGTCACATCGGAATCCTTGATGTGGACTCCTGTGGGTATTCTCCTCTTTTCCCTACCCACGATAAGTAGGTAGGAAATTGTTCTAACGCTCGATTTCGTCTTCTTACCAATTTCGATCGATAGTGTAGCCATGATTCTTGATTGTTTTTTGCGGATAATATGCGGATATTTTGCGGAGCAGATGTAGTAAAAATAGGTTAAAAGTGTATCCCTGTAGGGACTCGAACCCTAATCAGCGGAACCGGAATCCGCTATTCTATCCATTGAACTACAGGGACTTGCGCACTCTATCGAATTATCTGCTCATATAAAATCCACAATGCACCGGAATCGAACGCTCCGTATTGCTTGCCCATCCGATTGTTATTGGTTTGCGTGGTAGTCTTCAATGTCATGTTGCGGATATATTGCGGATGTATTTACTTTTCATTTCCCCTTGCCACGGACAATAGGTATTCGTACAAGTCATCATCAACGCATGAATAGCAACAATAATACAAGTCTTCCATCTTGATTGCATACTGCTCTATCCTGTGCATTGCGTATGTCGTATCACTCCATATGTATGGGCAGTCCAAATCGGAATGCACTACTCCATGGTTGTCTTTGTATATGTATTCCATTTGCTCATACACATATGTATCCGATAGGTCAGCCTGGGTGTCATCGACCCATCTCTCCGATTTCCTTTCCATCCAAATGGAAGCGATCGGTATCACGATGCACGATGCCAACACAACACATGCCAATATGGTTCGCCAATTTCTACGCATATTATATCTCAATATTGTTCTCGCCAAACAAGAACCTAACAGTCCTGTCCTTCTTCTCGGCTCCAATCTCGATGGTAATCGTAGCCTTCAGCTCCGTTTTGTCATCTTTTTCATTACTCCTGAAGTAATCGAATAGATTACAATCAAGCACTTCCGATATCTGGCAGAGCAGATACACATCGATGCTTGCTTTGTCGAATATCGTCTTGTTGACATTCTGCCTTGCAACGCCCACACGCCTTGCGAATTCTGCTTGGGACATGCCAGCATCAATTACTTTCTGCCTGATAATCTCTCCAAGGTTTACTCTTTCAAGTTTCATAGCGCAAAGATATTAAGTTTGACATTACATTCCCTTTCGACTTGTAATATTTCAAGTGTTAAATAATGTTAACGCATTGCAATATTTTTTATTACAATTTGCGTGGTTGTAATCTTTTATATTACTTTGCAGTCGAGTTCAACAAAGTGGACACCATTTGACTTGTAAAATAGCAATATCAGTCCACAAATATAATGAATAAATCTAACATGGCAAAGACAACACGAAAAAAATTCATCGCAATCCGTGCGGATAAGATTCGCGTAATGATGGATGTGTATGGAGTCACAAGGCAGACGGTGTACAATGCGCTGGGTTTCCGAACCGACTCCGAGATCGCGGAGAAAATCCGCAAGGATGCGATTGAATGCTATGGTGGCGTGGTAAGCCACAAATTAGTATTCACCAATTAGGCACTCGGTGGAGTACCTGGGGAGGAGGAGATTATTATTTAGATAATTCTTTTTCAATCACCATATTTCGCTTCGATTCCCTCCTCCCACTTTTTCGACAACACACTAACAACAAATATCAACTAAAATGAAAACAAATTCCTACAACCCTACTGAAGATTTCATATTGGATATCTTCTTCGCAGTAATCTTCGCACTCCTGTTCGTGGGTGCGGCAGTATCAGTATTCCAAGGTGCGTGGTGGCATGTTGCCACAGGCATCATCAGTCTGCTCTTCACGGGAGTGTTCACCGCTGAAGCCGTAGACCTCTACAAAAATCGGCTATGATAACTATAAAGAATCCGTCTATGATAACACTACAGGAAACATTGGCTCTAATGAGCGAGGCATACAAGTCCGGGCTAGATGCACACATGAGGATGATGCACCCGGATGCGGATGTGCTGAACAAGGCACAGGCAAAGAGGTATATCAAGCGTTTGGGATTCCCATCGACCATATTGGATGCGTGGGAACGCGAGAATCTCCTCACAAGCAAGAAGAACGGGGAGGGAAAGAACTCGCAGATTCTATATAGCGCAAGCGAGATCGACAAGCTCGCGACAAGCATCAAGGTCTACACTTTAGCGAATCGTTACTAACATCATTCATTCACTATTAATCCAAAAACAACTATGGACAAACAACAACAACTTGTGGCAACACAACAGGGCGAGATGTCGGTAAGCACTCCCCTCACCGCAGTAGCATCTGCCCTCGCAACGCAGAAGGAGATGGCTCAACTGTACATGCAGTCAACAATGGTCCCCAAGGCATTCCAAGGCAACATCGGCAATTGCGTGATCGCAATCGACATGGCTATGCGTATGCAAGCAAACCCTCTTATGGTCATGCAGAACCTCTATATCGTGCATGGCAACCCAGCATGGTCTAGCAAGTTCCTCATAGCTTGCATCAACATGAGCGGTCGATTCACTCCTCTCCGTTTCCAATTCGTAGGAACTCGCGGTACTGACAAGTATGCTTGCCGTGCTTTCGCCTATGAGCGTAGTGACAAGGACAAGAAGGATTGCCTGACAGGCACATGGATTACGATGGACATGGCCAACCGCGAAGGCTGGACTACCAAGGAAGGTAGCAAGTGGCGCACAATGGCTGACCAGATGCTCATCTATAGGGCGGCTGCATTCTGGTCTCGTATGTATGCCCCGGAGATATCGATGGGTATCCTTACAAAGGAGGAGATAGACGATGCCGTAGTGGTGGAGGAGATTCCTGTTGTCAACGATGGCAACGAACCCGAACCCGAAGTATCCGAGAAGCCATTCGCAGAAGAGGTGGCAGATGCCACCGCGAAGGTCAAGGATGCAATCAAGAAGAACCAGACTCTCTTCAGCGAGAGCGAGGAAGTAGAACCTCAAGAATCATAGTCCTATGTCATACACTATCATCAAACCAGCAGACCGCCAAGGGTGGCTTGCAGAACGAGAGAAGGGCATCGGTTCATCCGAAGTGGGAACAATCCTCGGACTAAATCCATGGCAGACTCCATACCAATTGTGGAGGCGCAAGAAGGGACTCGATGCTCCACAACAGGAGAACGAGGCTATGAAGGCTGGACATATCCTTGAGGGAGCCGTGGCAACATTCTTTGAGAATGAAACCGACCGAAAGGTCATCAAGGCGAGTGAGGGGGATTGGCTTGCCGTAGACAATGCCAAGGAGTTCCTCCGCGTAAGTCCCGACAGGACATATTGGCTGGATGGCAAGCGCACCAAGTACAACAAGGGTATCCTCGAGTGCAAGACAACATCCCTCGATGTGTCAGCCGACGATGTGCCAAGCCATTGGTTCGTGCAGCTCATGTACCAACTCGGTGTGATGGGACTTGAACAGGGTAGCCTCGCATGGCTGACACGCGGTCGCAAGTTCGGATATCTCGATGTTCACTTCGATGCAGACCTGTATGCCTACATGGTCGAGAAACTTGAGAAGTTCTGGGTTGACTGCATTAATGGTGACAAAGTCCCCGAAGCCGTGAGCATCGATGACATAAACATTATGTTCCCCAAATCGACAGGCAAGGCACTTGAAGCCACCGAGGAGATGGTCGAGCGCGTGACCAGCCTACGCTCCGTCAAGATGCAGATAGACACCCTGACATCGCAGAAGAAGGAGATCGAGGATGCCATCAAGATGGCCATGACCGATTGCGACTCGCTGGTGCTTCCGGGTTCGGAAGAGGCGAACCCAAGGATACTCTGCACCTACAAGAGCGCAAAGGACTCCATGAAGTTCGATGAGAAGAGATTCGCTGAAGAACACCCCGACATATACCAGCAGTATCTGCATAGCGTGTCCGGGTCTAGAAGATTCTTGCTGAAGTAATAATGGATATCTACTGCCAAGTCACGGACATGGGTCTGGTTCCCCTCTATGGGAGTGACTACGACGAGAAGAAGAAGCTCCGCGTGGGGGATAAGGTGATCTGCTCCATCAAGAGAGCAAGGAACTATCAGTTCCACAAAAAGTTCTTCGCCCTGTTGCGGCTCACTTATGACAATCTCCCCGAAATGGTTCAGGAGAAACTTGGCATAAGGAGTGAACATGACCTCCTTGATTGGCTGAAGATAGAATTGGGTATGTTCAGCACATACAAAGTCAACTGCTCTATCGTCCTCAAGATGGATAGCATCTCGTTTTCCGCTATGGACGAGGATGAATTCGAGGCTTTCTATAAGCGGTGCATCTCGGTCATCCTCAACCATTATCTCCTCAATGTCCCCGAAGATGTCATCCGGGAGGAGATAGAGCAGTTTCTCTAAAACACACTACAATGGAAGATATTAAGAAGACACTTGAAGAGATCATAGCGCAAGCCAACAGGGTTGCACCCAGGAAGAGGCATCGACTTGAAGAGAGCCACATTCAATGTGCTTGTGTGAATTGGTTCAGGCTGACCTTTCCGAAGATGAGACACTCCCTATTCGCAGTCCCCAACGGTGCATACTTCGCATCCAATGGGAAGATAGAGGGCGGCAGACTCAAGTCGGAAGGATTGCTTCCGGGTGTGGCAGACCTCATTCTGCTCCGTAGGAATTCCAAGTATGGGGCATTGCTCATCGAGATGAAGACAAGGACAGGGAGGCAGCAAGTCACGCAGAGGGAATGGCAGAAGGCGGTGGAGCAAGACGGATACAAGTATGTAATATGTCGTTCGCTGGATGATTTCCGCGCAGCAGTATCAAGCTATGTCAAGGAAGAGATACATCACGCATGACTCCGATGCACGGAATGACGAAAGGACATTGCGATTGCGCGAGGGTTCTGGTGCAGCCGGATATGGAGTGTATTGGATGCTCCTTGAGATGATGAGGGATGCAGAGGACTACATGCTTGCAAAGGACTACAAGAGCATCGCGTATGAACTCCGGGTGGGAAGGTCACTAGTCAAGTCGGTGGTAGAGGACTACGATTTGTTCGTGACTACCGATGACAAGATATACTCAAGGGCATTCCTTCGGAGGATGGGAACGATAGACAATGTCCGCGAGCAGAGGGCGAAGGCTGGTAGGGCATCGGCAGCTGCACGGAGAATAGACTCGATGTCGGCAACGCAGATGGCAGCAGAGCTGGATGTACTGATGAAGGATTCCATATGGGTCGAGGCAATGTGCATGCGGTGGCATATGAAGAGAGAGGAACTGATGAACGCCATCGAGGAGTTCGGGCAGAGCAACATTTGCAACGGAATATCCGACCACAAGGATGGTAGAGATTTGAGGACGCATTTTAACAACTGGTTAAGAATTACAAAGAATGGAACTGAATATAAAGCAGACCGAAAAAAGGATAGATTGCAAAAGCGCAGAGCAACTGATGCAGACCCTGTTGACAAGTCGCAGTATCAGTCCGCGTTTTGATTTCCCCTTCGACCTTGAGCAGACTATCAAGGCATTGACCGCTGCCTACACCGCAGAGGTACATACAAGGGGGCGCGAATGCCAAATCGACAATGAACTTGAGGACAACATCCGTCAAGTGGCGGTGTGGATGACAGGCAAAGGCAAGGGATCTCTGCTGCTCATGGGCAATGTGGGAGATGGCAAGACCACGATGATGAGAGCTATCAGGAGAGTGGTTCATGGCGCAGAGATATACAAAGTAACCCCGGACAAGTTCGAGCTTACACATATGCTGATAACTACCGCTAGAGAGTTGTCCGAAGGTTATTGCGCGAACGGAAGTGCTTACTTCGACAAGGTTCTACGCAATGACATAATAGGCATAGATGACATGGGAGCAGAACCAGCGGAGATGCTTGTGTACGGCAATCCTATCAACGCTATTGCAGACTTAATATGTGAGGCGTATGAGAAGCAGAGCCAATGCGTGATCACTACCAACCTCCGTGCAGATGAGCTTCGCCCAAGGTATGGCGCGAGAGTGGCAGACCGAATGAATGAGATGTTCGACCGAGTGTTCTTTAGATTCAATACATATAGGACATATGAGCAGACTAACAATGGTGTATCTGGTGTGCATACTGCTAATCGCATTCCGGGTGATAATTGAGATATATAGCAATGATGAAGACAATAACCCTGACTGATGCCCAGCGCGAGGATGTCCTCAATGCCTTGATGGAGTGGCGCGACGAGGATAGGATTAATTGCCTTGTCGATGTGGATGGCTTGTCCATAACAATCAAGGGAATCCTGTATGTTGATGGATACCGAGAGGATGACTACAATTCCGGGACGGGAGCCTACATCGAAACCGACAGGGAGGCATCCTTGACAATCCGGGCGCACAACGAAGATGGAGAAGAGATGTATGTTGATGATGAAACCGAGACCGCATGCATCGACTTACTTGAAGAACTAGACTAGACTACTATGAACTACAAAGCGCAGATGAAGATGTGGCTTGCCAACCACCCAGACGCAACGCTTGAGGAGGCGTGGGAAGCCGGATACCAACAGTCTACATCCAATTGGTGTAGCGCAGAGAGATAACCAATCAACCATTAACCATAAGAACTATGAATGAACTATCAAAGGCCCAGGAAACAATGAGCAGTCTGGAGATTTCCAAGTTGACAGGAAGAGATCATTCGCATGTATTGCGTGACATCCGCAACATGGAGCCAGCATGGGAGAGAATCAGCCAAGCCAAATTTGGATTGGCCACCTACAATGATGCGCAAGGCAAGCAGAGGCCGTGCTATTACCTAACTAAAACCGAGTGCTTGTATGTCGCAACCAAGTTCAACGATGAGGCGAGGGCGAAACTCGTCATCCGTTGGGAGCAGTTGGAGAAAGAGAGCCGTCGGCAATACGATGTGCCATCTTCATTCCGCGAGGCTCTCCTACTTGCGGCAGAGCAGCAGAGAGTAATCGAGGAGCAGCAGAAGATGCTTGATGTGAAGGATGAGCAAGTAAGCCAACTGACTAACAAGGTTGCAGAGATGAGCAACAAGGTAAGCTACCTTGATCAGATACTGCGATGCCAAAGCACGATGCTGGTAACGCAGATAGCACAGGACTACGGCATGAGTGCGAAGGAGCTGAACAAGAGGTTGTCCAGATTGGGCATCCAACACAAGGTAAACGACCAATGGATATTGTACGCAAAGTACCTTGGAGAAGGATATGTGCATAGCAAGCCTGTCGAAATCCAGACATCGGTCGGATACAAAGTGAAATACAATACAGAGTGGACGCAGAAAGGAAGACTATTCCTGTATGATACTCTCAAGAAGAACGGAATACTTCCGCTGATAGAACAAACCGCTTAAACAATAAAACATGCGACTATGGCTAGATTGATTAAAATTTTTGAACACTACATCGTCAAGGACAATATCGCATCCTTCTACCCAGAAGAGGAAGAGAATGTCATCAGGGTTAACTACACCAACACATCAGTCGATAGATTCCACTTCAATTCACGCGATGCCGTGAAGTTTCATATGGAACTTATCAAGAAGTCTTTCGACGAAGAGAATGGATGGAGGCCAACCAAGAATCAGCTCCGTGCGCTGGAGAAGGTAGCCTTCTACAACTTATCCTTGGATGACGATGAAGCCAAAGAGTTGAGCGAACTGTACATATCACTACTAAAATTGTCGGTGAAGAACGATGAAACTACTACGAAAAATTAAGTCACTTGTCAAGCGAGAGAAGGAGCCACAGGAACAAGGTGTGTCAATGGCCATCAGCACCGAGGATATGGCAAGAATGGCTAATGCCAGATGGGAAGAGTCGGCCAATGATTACCAGCCAAAGAGCGAGATGGACTACATGGTCAAGAAGAGCATCTTCCTCCTTGGATACTATGCCGCTTGGCGCGACATGCAAGACCTTGGGTCTGGACTATATAGCATGAACGAATTATTGAATGCACATGTTTGATCTATGAGAAGAGAGATTAAGTTCAGGGCAAAGGACTCCACGGACACTTGGAGATATGGTTTCGTGGGCAAAGACAAAGATGGTGCATACATCATCCCTGTCGACGATGAGGGGAAGGTCAGGGTTGATTATACCACAATCGGGCAATATACCGAACTACATGACAAGTACGGAAAAGAAATCTATGAGGGTGACATTGTCGCAATGATGCGGACACCAGAGAAGAGGCAGAAGAGAATAATGGTTCGGCACATAGTGGAATGTGTGTGCGTAACCAATTGGCATTTCAAGTCTCTGACTGAAGGAGTACTTACATACTGCGCGGCTGGTTTTGGCAGTTGGGATAGTTATAAGTGGGAGGTGGTCGGCAATATATATGACAATCCAGAATTGGCACAACGCGAACCTCTCCCCCTACCTGAACCGAAGAAGAGAGAGAAGAGGAAGCCGAGGAGCAAAGGATGCTTGGTAGTAAAGTTTATTGTTAAATAAACATATGTGCAAGATGGAAAAAACGAAAGAGGATTGGATGCCTATAAATGGATATGAAGGACTTTACGAAGTGTCATCAATGGGTCGAGTGAAGAGCAACGAACGAATGGTGTACAATGGATTCGCAATGTACTTACGACCAGAGCGGATACTGAAGCCAAACACTCTCGCGAAGGGATACTTACAAGTTACTTTATACGATGGGAATAGTCGCAAGAGTTTTCAGGTTCATCGTTTAGTTGCTCAAGCATTCATTAGGAACAATTCAAACCACCCTCAAGTAAACCACATCAATGGGAATAAACAAGACAACAGGGTTCAAAACCTTGAATGGTGTAATAACTCGGAGAATCAGTTCCATGCTTGGCGTATAGGATTGCAAAGACCTCACTATTGCGGTGGTGGTGCTGACAAGAAGAAACGCGTTGCCTTGCTTGATGAAGATGGTAATATTGAGAAAGAGTTTGGAAGCATCCTTGAAGCATCAAGATACATCGGGTGTTCATCCCCGGCAAATTTGAGCCACCTCCTTAATGGCAAGGGCAGAGCAAAAACAATACACGGAAGAAAATTTAAATTTATTTGAAAATGAAATACACAAAAGAGAACCCATTGAGAGTGGTCACGGTTTGTGCCGGATACGATAGCCAATGCCTTGCGCTCAACAGGCTGAAGGAGAACTACCCTGAATTCGACTACGAACTTATTGCTTGGTCTGAATTCGACCCCGAAAGCAAGACTCCACTGGAGCGACAACCAGCAGTAGTGGCGCACAACGCACTCTTTCCGCAATGGAAGGACAGGAACCTAGGAGACATGACCAAGATTGACTGGACTCAAGTACCCGACTTTGACTTGTTGTTTTACTCTACGCCATGTTTCGTTGCAGGTTCGTTGGTGCTTACCAATAATGGCTACAAACCGATAGAGGAAGTGAAGGTTGGCGATTATGTGCTGACAAAATCGAATGTTATGCATAAGGTGTTGAACACATTTGATAATGGTGTGCATCCGACATGTATTCTTAATGGTTATGGTTTCCATCAAATCCATACGACTCCAAACCATAAGTTTTGGGCAAGAAAAGCGTATAGGCCTGCCACACATATAGGTAAAAGGTTGTTTACTGAACCTGAGTATGTTGAGGCGAAAGACCTTACAAGAAAGCATTATCTTGGTTTCCCTGTTAACAATGAATCCATTCCTTTTATTACCGAGGATGTAGATTTTTGGTATATGGTTGGAATGTATATCGGTGATGGCTGGGTTACAAAGAGAGATAATGACATCATTATTGCTTGCAATGAAAAGAAATTAGAACTTCTCAAAAACTCGTTGGATTGGGACAAATGGAGATGGACTGTACAAGAAGGGAGAACCTGCAATAGATTCAGATTCTGTAGCAAGGGTATAAAGAAGATAATCCTTGATAATTTTGGCACTGGAAGTTCTGAAAAAAGGATTCCGTATGATGTCATAAGAATGCCAGAGAAGCAATTGCGCGCATTCTTTAAGGGGTATCTTGATAGTGATGGATGTAAACCTTCAGACAACTACTATCAATTTTCTACTATAAATCTGAATATTGCCTATTCTATTCAGCAGATAGCGGCAAAGGTTTTCCATAGACCGATGTCTATCCAGATTGTCAAAGTGAAACCAACAACAGTCATTGAAGGAAGAACCGTAAATCAGAAAGAATGGTATCTCCTACGGATGAAGACAACTACAGACACGCAAGACAAGGCATTCTATGAGGATGGGTATATATGGTATCCGTTCTCCGCAAGGACTGATGCGCCAGATGAAAGGGTTTACAATATTGAAGTCGAAGAGGAACATTCGTATATAGTCAACGGATGTATGGTGAAGAATTGTCAGTCAATTTCAGCGGCAGGTCTTCAACATGGGTTTGCGGAAGGTAGTGGCACACGAAGCTCCATCATTTGGAATGTACGCGATGCCGTGAATATCAAACGACCGAAGTACCTGTGCCTTGAGAATGTAAAGGCAATGGTCAGCAAGAAGTTCCTACCCATGTTCAACCTATGGCAACAGGAATTGGAGAGACTCGGATATGTGCAGTTCGCAAAGGTTCTCAACTCCAAGGATTATGGGGTTCCCCAAAATAGGGAAAGAATCTTCTTGTTCTCTATCCGTGCCGATGGGTTGGAATACATGGAAGGAAAGATACAATACAATTGGCCGAAGCCGTTCCCATTGGAGCGCAGACTGAAGGATGTGCTTGAGGACAAGGTGGACGAGAAATATTACTTGAGTGACAAGATGCTGGACTACTTCAACTGGGTTGATGCCGACAAGAGCCACGGACATAACTTCACTCCCAAGGATGGGGGGGGTACGGCATTCGCAATAAGGACTGCTCCGGGGCAGAGAGTCGATGACAACTTTATCAAGGATGCAGATTAGTGGAGATGCCCGACCCCTCAAGGGCGGTGTGGTTGCAGTCCGCGAGGGGTCTGGCTATCCACCATAAATGAAAATAGCAAATGACAATTCTACCGATCAATACCGAACCCGACGGAACTTGCAGAACCATCAAGGCCAACTATTGGAAAGTGAGCAGAGCCAATTTCTTGAGGGGGGGGGGATTACGGAGCAACAGGAGTAGTGACAATTGAAGATGGACAAGGCAGAACCGATAATGATACTTGGCAGCTTGCAGACCCACGCGGTCAGGATGCCTGTTGAGGGGGGGGTATGCCCTACCATCGGATGCACGGACTTCGGTCTGCCAAGAGTCATTGAGGTGTATAATAGTATCGCAGATGAGATGTATAATAGTAGCGCAAATTTGGAAGTCGAAGATGAACGGCATGGTGTATGACCCTGATGGGATATCCCCTTGCATATGCGTAGGAGCGCATATGCGGAGTCGAACCGAAGATCATAGTGTACGAAAATGAGCAAGAATGATGACGCGATATTAGTCGTAAATCCCGATGGCTCGATATTAGGACGCAGACCATTCAACGGAGGCTCAATCGCATTGCAACGATTGCAATTCAGCAGCAACCTCGGCATCGCGTTTTGCATATCGGCGGAAAGAGTGCCACAAGTAATAATGTACGAAGATGAACCTGAAGATACCACAAGCAACTACTAAAGGATATATTGAGGTCAAACCTGGGGGGGCGTTCGATTGGTCATACCCCAAAAGCCTCACGCGAAGGGGTCGCGTACAAGGTGACTGTGGAGACATTGCCCCGACAATTATATGTCAACACAACATATTAGTATATGAACAAGATTAGCAGACCCGATGAAGAAAGCGTACTTGGCGGTGGGAGAAAGAACATTACCCCTTATGACATGCTGCCATACCTACCCGACGAGGAATGCTTCTTCGACTGCCGACATTGGACATGGGGGGGGATTGATGAGGAGCTTCCATTCGCAGTCACGACACGCATCGCAGCCAACAACCAGCAATACCTGAAGATATATGAGAAGGATTAAGCATACACCTACCGATGGAGAATACAGGATATGTAACCGAGGAGACATTCGCATTTGTGATGTGTGCCAATACAACGACGATTGCCCATATGTACAAGAGGAGTATTAGACCTATAGTTGAGTTCATCGGCAACAATCCAGAACCGGGGGGGGTACATTATCGACACGCAGTTCGGGAAGATAAACTATGTGAGCGGAGAGGTGGCTCCCGTGATAAGCACAAGGATAGATGCCAATGCAGCATATTATGTGATAGAGATAGAATGAACAAGGTTAGGATAATATACAACCTCTACGGATACTACAAAGGTGGAATGGCTGGTAGTGTGTTCGACGCGGAAGGGATAGCACCAGCTCTTACTACCATGACAGGGGGGGGGTAGACAACCGATGGTGATAGAATATGAAACAAGTATACGGACTATCGAGAACAAGGGATGCCAAAGGAAACATAGTGAAGAGGAGTCTGCATGACTATGTCAACTGTCTTCACGCAAGTTGTGGGGGGGGTACGAAACGATGCAGATATTAATCGTGGAAGTGTATGAAGAAGATAATGTTCTATAATGCAGATGGGGAGATAGCCAAGACGATATTGGCTGGGTGCTACAAGTTCGGCATGGCCACCCTACTTCGTCGGGGGGGCAACAATGACAAGTGTAATCGAGTATGAAGAAGATCAGGATAAGACATGTCAACGGAGTAAACCTTAACAGGACATTCACCGCACACCTATGTGGGGGGGGGGTAGAGGTTACGAAGATGCCAATGCACTTGAGTCGTATAGCAATGATCTCGCTCCATGTGTAAAGACCCTGATGGGATTCGTGCTATTAGTAGAGATAGAAGATGAAGACAATAATACCATTCGATGACTACAACGGAACAATACCCCCCCCGGAGAAGATGGATGCGGTTGGTGCAATCACAACACAATTCGGCAACCAAGCTCCAAGACATGGGTGGAAGATAATTGAGATAGAAGATGGGAAAGATAACTGACATAGTGGCCATCGGCAAGGAACGAACCGAAGAGGAAAAGATGAGGAGGCGTATGTATGGGGACAAAGGTGCCAAGTTCAGTCAGGGAAAACGGATGTGCGTAATTGGGGATATAATCGGATGCGTGACCACGATGGCAACCAAGGACAATATAGTATGCGAGATATATGAAGACTGACAAGGTTATACAAGTGGCTAACATCGTCGATGACACGAATATCGGATTCAAGAATCCACAACGAGGTAGAGTGTATAGTACAAAAGGAATATCTCCAGCCTTAAACACATGTGGGGGGGGGTGGACTTGAACCAAAGATAGTTGAGTATGAAGATTAAGTCTTGCGCCTTCAGGGGAAGAACCATAGGGGGGGTAAATGGAATGAATCAAAACACCAGCAGATGCTGGAGATAGGTTCGGACATCTCCAACTCGATCACAAGCGTGGCAAAGGATTACTACATAATAGAAATATATGAAGAGTGAGTTTATTACGATTGTTGGGAACAAGCAACGCAACCCTTTCCGGGGGAGCATAGATGGCATAGCACCATGCATAACTGCTTCGTGTGGATTAGGGGGGGTATGACACCAATGTTAACTGACGCAACTATTGAAGAAACTAAAACATATAACTTTATGGAACAAGAAAGACAACACCAATTGAACTTGCCCCCGGAGTTACAGGGCAAGAAGTTTCGCATCCGCAAGCTGACTCCACGCGAGTGCTTCCGCCTCATGGGGGTGGATGATGAAGACATCGACAAGATTCAAGCCGCTGGGATTTCCAATAGCGGTCAGTACAAACTCGCTGGCAATAGCATCGTGGTCGATGTACTATACTACATCTTCCTGAAGGCATTCATCGAACCAGAAGCGGATGTAAACCACGGAGAACAATTATCATTATTCTAACTATTAAAGACAACTACTATGGACAACAAAGAGAAACTACGAATTACAAGACTGTTAGGTGTGGGTGTACCACTACAGGACATCCGCATCGGATACCTTGGTACGGAGAACGGATGGTATCCCCCTTACTGCAATGGAACTTGGATGGATGGTGGATTGGAGAGATTCATCGTAAGTCTATGCCGTGAAAGAAACATAGAACTTGAAGACACCAACCCATATTGGCAGCAACAACGCGGTTACTACCACTATGAGAACAGGGAGTATAACATTAGTTATGATGTAGATTGCAGCGGATAGGAGGATAATCTATGAAACCAGCGTGTAAGAATTGCAAATACATGAGTTATGTACCGAAGGAGAAACCTTATGGCATGGGATTTCATTGGTGCGACAAGTATAACAATGCTATCCGCGAAGTGAAATGGTGCGACATCAGGAATATACAAAATATGACACAAGAGGAAAAAATGCAACTGATTGACAAGGCAGTCGCGTGGTTGTCTGAACACAACCGAAGAGATTTTACGGACTTTGATGGGTTAGGTGGAGCGGTATTTCACAAGAACCGAATGTTAAATGCGTTTAAACGAGCAATGATGGAGGACGATGAATCTTATGTTACGGGCAAAACAGGTAGTTACACCACATCAACTAAATAACTCGAAAGGAGAATAAGTTATGGAAGCACCAGAGAAGATATATTTCAGCGAATGCAATGGCACTGATATAGAATATACTCGCGCTGATGCCTTTATTGAGAAGGCTTGTGAGTGGCTTGATGGCAACCTTATTCACTATTGGAGTGGACTTAATGCCAACAACACAAAGCAATTTATTGAAGAGTTCAAAAAAGCAATGGAGGACTGACTATGACTAAAGAACAATTTGAGAAATTGGAAGCCGAACTTGTTAAGCGAGGCTATGAGAAGGACACAGGAGGGGTGATTGTATATGATTGCCGCTACGGTAAGAGATTCAGGGAAGCCACCGATGGGAAAGGTGAGACGCGACCCAAATATGTAATCATCTTTCATGTTTTTAATTGGCATGGTCAATGGAAAGCGCAATTATGCACAAATGAAGACATTAGCGTAATGCCATCAATCTTTGTCGGACTTGGTGACAATGACACACACGAATACTCATTTAAAAACGAAAAGTGTTGCGACATCGACTATGTCGAGAGCATTGCGGAGAAAGTCTATAAGTTCATAACCAAAAACGCAAAAAACAAATAATAGCAATGAGTGAAGAAATTATTACCGAGCTGGTTAACTTGCTACGCCACACCAAATGCGATGTGAGTTATGAGGTCAAGGAGAAACCTCAAGGTGTACATATCACCATCGATGTGACCCAGAAGCAGATGGATGAGATCATCAATGACATGCAACAATGAGAATCGGAGAAAAAGAAACATGGATGAACCAACAATAGTGACTATACACTACAACACCCCGGAACTAACTGAAGCTCTCATAAGGAGCATCCGCAAGTGTATGGGAAGCAGACCCAGGATAGTGGTGGTAGAGAACTCCCTTGACCGACCTCTTACCTACACGCAAGGTATTGAAGTAATCGACAATCGGAACGGACAACTCGTTGATTTCGGTGGAGTGTTGTCAATGTATCCAGACAGGACACCCATACCTAATGAACTTTGCAGCGCACGGCATTGCCTGACCATCGATGCGTGTACGGATATCTTCACGGATGGGTTCGTATTGCTCGACTCGGATACTTTAGTCCGAAAGAATCTGGATGAACTAATCGATGAAAGATATGCGGTGGTGAGTGATTTCGATGTGCTGCCGCCAAAGTGGAGATGTGTTGAACGGTTCCTACCCTACTGCCAATGGATTAATGTTCCGATGTTGAGGACTCACGCAATCAGGTACTTCAATGGAGAGTGGATGTGGAAGCTCACGAACAAATTGCCCAACAAATGGTATGACACCGGGGCGTGGTTGTTCAAGATTGTGCGCGAAAGGAAACTCCCATGGAAGAGAATACATCACCTCGACTATGTTGCGCACCTCGGACATGCCTCGTTCGGGAATAGATACGAAGATTTCTTAACCAAAAATAAAGACCTATGGCAAGACTGACTGACAACAAGACCAAGAGAGACCAACTGTATGTGCTGGGCGGTGACTCCAAGCACAACGACTTCGAGCTTCGCATGTCGTTGAGGAGCATCGAGAAGTACTGCGAAGGCTACGACCGCGTATTCATTGTCGGGCGTAAACCGACATGGGTGTGCAATGTGGAATTCTATCCATGTGAGGATGACATGGGAATGGCGCACAAGAATATCCTGAAGAAGATCATGTATGCCTGTCACGAAACGGACATAAGCGAGTGGTTCACGCTACAGGCAGATGACCACTTCTACACAAAGCCTTATGACTTCAGGAGAGTGCGGCCGTACGAAAAAGGCGAGCTGCCTCCCCCCACCTCGCGAAAAGCAAGATGCATACTACCTCTCTATACTTGACACCACCAGATATCTCAAGGAGCATGGACTCCCTTACATGAACGGTTCCCAGCATTGCGGATGCATCTTCAACAAGAGGTTGCTCCTTGAGCATGAGGAAGACCTCATCAAGCCTTGCTTCGACACGGAGTATGGTATAGAACCATCCTCACTCATGGGTGCGATGCTGAATAAGTATATGGGTATACCATATGAGCATCGGACTGACTGCAAGGTCTATAACTTCGATGGGGAGTATGGACTGAAGAGGATAGTCGGTGACAACTTCTGCTTCTCGATAGCAGACCGGGCATTCCAATGCCTTATCCAGCCTATCCTGTCGAGATGGTATTCTACACCAAGTAAATATGAATCCAATAACCAACCTTTAATTTTTTAAAACTATGGAACTAATCAACAAAATCATTGAGTTCTTCCTTGGTAGGAAGTATTACGCAAACATCTACAACACACGCGGCACTAATCGGTGCGACATCTCGTCGTACATCTTCGCGGACAAAGAAACGGCAGACATCTTCCGTGCTAGGCTGGATGGCAACACATCCTACCTCTTCATTGAAACGATCTCCTTCCGCTCGCGAAACAAGTACATACTTGCCAACCCCGGAGGCATCACAGGAACGATAATACTATAAGGCCATGAAGATAATCGACACACTACACACTATCAAGATGCTCTGGAAGTCAAGGGGCATGTATGTAATCATGGATAGCAAGGACAATTCGATTACGCTATCCAAACGGTTGTTCAAGCATATAAAATCGCACGAAGACAACACGAAGGTGTTCGTGTTCCGACTACGCAACACGGATGAAGGTGGGTTGTACGCGTTCATACTGAACCCCGGTATCGGTGACACACACTATGCCGACCTTCAGTATAACGAGAAGTACAAGTGCATAGGCTTTGAGTCACTAGTGCCTACCGTCAACAGGATGTTCTACGACTACGGAATACCATTCGGTATCAAGGCCAAGCTCTCGGTATACCCAGCCTACCACGAAGACATGCAGAAACACTATTACATAATTAACCGACCAAAGCAATGACAGGAATACAAGGTAACACAAGAAGACCCGACATCACTTGCCACCCTGATGGCACAATCCAGATCACATCACGCGTAACGAAGATGCTCGGACTGAAGGTGGGGGATGTCATCGACATAGGTATCGAGGGCATAGAATGCTACTTGTACATCAAGTACAGGGCAGAGAATGTAATCGGGGTGCATAGTTCACGATGCTGCTCTACAGGAAAGAACTCGCACCACTTCCGCGTATATAGCGTTGTGCTGACCGATGCGATGTACAAGATGTGCGAGGCCGACAAGTCCGAACCATTGCGACTCTATTGCGGAGGTCTTGCAGAGAACAACTATGTAGGCAAGTGCGTGTACATAATCACGCATCGGAGATAGCAGAACCAAGCATATAAAAATAGAGGGGTATTCCAACAGGGATACCCTTCTATCATTTAAACCACACATTGCTATTATTGCGGTTGCGTAGGTGCGACTGCCTTTCCGCTCAACATATTGTATGCCTTGGCTACACTTGCCATGTCCGCACCTCCTTGCGCTTGTTGCACCAATTCTTCAGGCAACCCTTGCACAGGCTGACCTCCTTGCATCTGCTGCTGCTGACTCTGGATGCTTTGCAACAGTTGGTCTGCGAATGGGAAGTCACCATGCTCAAGTAACTGCTCAAGGTTAATCTGCCCTGTCTTGAATATCTCGAACAAGAACTGATTGGCAATGTCGCGATAAGCCGGGGTGGATGTGGACTCTACAACGCTGATGTCCATCTCGATGTCTTGCATCTCCTCGATGGATGCCCCATCTCCAGCAATCTGCTGCACCATCTTGTTGTCATAGTATTGCAGTATGTTGTGCATATCCTTGTATGCGGCATCTCTAATGAACTCGCTATAGGTGTCAAGCAAGTCGAGTAACGATGTTGTTGCATTGGCGGTCTGCTGCGCATACAATGTTCCGCTTGTGGATGAGTACCCAGGCTTTCCTTGGAGTGCGCCATTGACACCGCTGATGTCCTCGAAGAACTTGAGTTGTAGGTTGAGCAGCTCGCTGATACCGATGTTGGTAGAGTTACTTGCTATCTGCTGCGGCAGAGGCACTCCGGGTTTAGCCTTGAACGCGATAACGCCATCGAATCTGCTCCACTCCTCTGCGATGTCTTCCATGCTCATGTGAGCTGGGCGGCACTCTTCCGGGAATAGCAATACACCCTTTGCGCTTGCCCTCATAATAAAGTCATACATCGTGATGAGCCTGTTAACATATCTCTGCTGGTCTATCACATCGGACACAAATGAATGTATCTCGCCATCGATGAAGGGGTAAGCCTTGAAAACATATGGATGGCTCTTGTGTTCATATGGGGTTTCTCCTTCGCGAAGGATGTCACCGAACGGAGTCAGGTAGTAATAGTACCAATAATCGTCCACAAACCATGTAGCCTCTATAAGTGGTATGTCATCGATGTCCATTCCAAGTTCAGTTCCTCTGCGGATTCTATCCTCGTTTACTGCAACCACCATGTCCTGATAGTCCTCTTCGTCAATCTTGTAGAACTCGCCTGTGTTGTAATCGTGGCAACGATATCGAGGTTTTGCTTCCTTTCTCCACACCTCTATCACGCGGCATCTCGTCGGATCAGAGCAGAACATGAAATCGATGTTGCGAATCCGCGAGTATCCGAAATTATTCCATGTATCAAGAAACGCGCCCTTGTCACGCGCAAACGAATAGATTGCTACCAGCCTGTCATACTCTTGCTTGTTGGTTGCGAATTCACGCGCCAATGTATTGAAGTCGATGTCATGTATCTCACCCACGCAAGTCACATCCCAACCACGCAAGTCTCGCATGTTGGTATCGATAAAGAAGTTGTTGGGGTCTACATAATTTGTCCAGCAGTCCTCGCGTTGTGCCACTCCTTGCCATCCGTACCACTTGCGGTGTACTACCAGACCACCGATGAGGAATTCCTCCATTGACCTCGCATAGAGTCCTGTCATCCTGTTGCGCTGCATGTTGCATTGCAGTAGGGTTGACATAGTTTCCGCGATGCGTTGCTCGTTCCTGTCCCTTGCCGTGCAAGTCGGCTCCTTGGACTGCGACCGATACACACCGATTACATTGCGGACAAGTCTGCGAATAAGGTTGTTTTTCAACGGCACATTGCCCTGACTCATGATATACTCTTCCTCGGTAATGGTCTTCCCATCCACCTCAATCTTGTCCTTCCATTGGTCACCATAGGTGTACCGCTTGTTTCGCCACCTCTCTCTCCTAAACCTCGACATGTTGTCGTAGTACGATTGCGCCTCGAAGAGAACATTGAATGCCCTCTTGTTATCCAGATGTCTGCTCCGTGCGACCGAATCTATCTCCTTGCCGAAGTCTACCTTGACCTTGCGGAGGCTCATTAATCTTGTTTCCATAGTATACTCTATCTTATCTTGTCGGTTAAGCGCAACTCGAAGTCAATTGTCGCGCTATAGATTCTTTCCTCTCTGCCAAGCTCTCCAATGAGCGCGATGCGGAAATACTTGTATGGCGTACCCCTGTAGCCACGGAGGTAGTGGTCTACCGATGTGGACACAAGGTTCCAATTGTAATTATCCCTTGACCCATACAGGAGTGTCCTTACATGCCCCTTGGTGAACTTGCCCCTTTGTATCATGGAGCTTATAGTCTTCATCGTATCCGGGGCATCCAACTTTATCGGTCTGCTGACAAGCACGAATGGAATGCTTGTCACGGTGTCATCCGTGAGGCTATAGTCCACTACTATGCCAGAACCCTCTTCCTGTCCGATGGTGCATATAGACCCAGGATAGGAGTTGAGCGAGTCAATCAATGTCGAATACATCATGCCCCACTTGTTGCTCTTCATCGAGTACACATATGCATACCGCTTGCTCGGGTTGTACACAACCAACCTCTGGTGCGTGTAGTCATATGATAGCCTTCCCCCACCGATATAGTTACGGAAGGGAACGATGTCCAAAGAACCTTCAAGTGAGTCTGCATAAACGGCATCGGTAGCCGTGAGTCCACGGAGCGTGTTGATGATGTCCGCGTGGTCTAGCATAATGTCATCCGTTATGCACTTTGTGACCGAGCCTTGCAGTAGCATTAGACCCCTGTCGGTCGCGAACACTACGCTATCGTCGAGTTGCGTGATGCTATCCGTAGACACACACACATCGCGAGTCACCGGCTGACGCGCCCTGTACATTCCGCTATCGGATATCTCCATTGCCCACAAACCCTCGGTAGTGAACGCATAGAGTGGGAATGCACCGAACTGACCTTGTGAGAGAGCCTTCGTTGCGGTTGCCAAGCCAAGCACCTTCCCTGTACCTACGGAGTTGATTCCAAGCAGAGGAAATGCAAACGGATTATTTATTTCGCTGGTGTATATCTTATTCGGTGATTCGGTAATCACATTGGATTCATATGGGTAGTCTATCTGCATCGATGGCCGCTCCGCATCATAATCAAACAAGGCATATGCTCCATTGAGCAATGGGTGTGGCTTGAGGTTGAATTCATATCTATCCGTGCCTTGCACTATCGTTGCCTTGGTTGCGTTGGGATTTGGGTAGAAGAACCAACAACAGGACGAATGCGTGTGCGTAGTAGTGCCACTTGTATATGAGCAGAAGCGAACCATGTACTTTCCACCTTCGTATGAGCGAACAACATGATTGCCGAAGTCATCGGTTATGTGGACATAGACCTCGCATGCATCTGCCATCTGCGCCAGAGATGAACTGATTTGGTATCTATCTCTTCCGCTTATTGACTGCATCGAGAATGAATGGTCATCATCGCAACGCGCCCACATTGCCCTTGGGTCGAAATGCCTATACAACTCCCTCTTGATTCCAGCCAAGTTAATCCGATTGTTGTATCCGAATATAGTGTCGGGTATCAGCCTGTCATGACTTTGATAGTCATCTGGGAGGGTTTCCCTCGACAACAAGGATTGCAGATAGTCATCCGGGGTCTTGACCACAATCTCTTCGCTGTAGCTTGCACATATCTCATCGAATGGAATAGACTTGAGGAGATAGAATGCGGACTCACCTTCTAATATCTCACGCAACTTGTCCGTATTATGTTCGGGTAGCGTAACAGTCAAGGATGGTCTTGTCCTCGCCCCACTACCCATATACATTGCATATATCTCCTCATATGTCCATTCCGTGTACATACTCCTTATGGAGGCCAAGTCACCATCGTTCGTGTAAACATTCGTGTTCCCGTTGAAAGGATCTTTGACGAGGTCACGCGTATCATCCTCTCCAAGACCAACTGCATATTTGGATGTTATACCAAGGATATCGACCTCTTCATACGAATACACCTTGCCCACAAACTTTGACTTAAAGTCATTGGAATTATGTTCAACCTTATCTATCATCCCATCCTGATTGTAGGTATACAAAGGTTTCGAGATGAAGATGTCCACACTCTTGACAATATCCTTCCAAGTATCATACTCCGCTCCTGTGTATCCATAGTTGTTGCAAGCTTGTATAGTCAGTTGGCTTGCCATCATCAGGATTTCCACCTTCGCTTGTGTTGAATGTGAATCATCCTGAATCGGGTCGAATATCACGATGGGACCGCTATGTGTACATGGGTTCATCAGTATCGGTGCTGACATCATCGCGAGGCTTCCATCATATAGCCGCAATGCGTATCGCACGAAGAATGGGAAACAATGCATCCCCTTCCCTACCGAATGTTCCGCGATGAACTTATTGACCTTGGCAATGATGGCGTCAGTAAACGAACCCTTTGCGGAATCCTTCAATGTCATTCCGTTTTGGCTCAATGTGTTGTAGTTGATCTGCGGATACGATACGGTAAACCTACCATCATACTCTTGGCTATAGAACCTCGCATGTCCCAGCAGACCGACACGCATCTCCAATTCCGGGAGGTGTGTACCGAGGTATTGGTATCGTGCATCGATGCTTCCATCTGCCGCTTTCCACAATATGTAGTGCATGGCATCTGGTGCATACAATATCAATGTGTTGCCAATCCCAATCACCTTCGGCATCTCATCCATAGAATAACCTGTGTATTCCGTGTCGGATACCTTGTGCAAGTCTTGTGGTGTAAGTTGTACAGGGAGTGATGCCGCATTGTCTATCACGCTGCCATCCACCCAGTATGCGGTAAAGTAGTATGTGGTGGATACCTTCTTGTGCGCAATGAGGATGTAGTGCGTATACGATGATGTCTTGTGGATGTACACCACCTTATACCCATCATACACCGTGGATAGGATATTCCCATTCGGGATATAGAACAACTGCTTCGGTGGAATAATCGGGCGAATCTCTTCCTCCTCGTTGATGAGGTTGACTGATGCGCCCAAGTCACCATCGAGGGATTCATAGTCCGATGGTACTGCCGTAACTCCATTGTATCTTATATCCTTCTCCATGGCTTATGTCTTTAGAATGGATGTTGCCTTTTACGCACAGGCTTGATTCTTGCATTGAGCAAGGAGTGCATTTCCGCACTTACCGAGGAACATTTCGAGGCGAAGTAATCCGCTCCTTCAGGGTATACTATGGCAAGCCAATCGGCCAGCACATAAAGCACGATAAACTCATGTATTAATCGGAGCAGAAGGTCTTCGGTGGTCTTGGAGAATGTATCAGGAACGGTCATCTCCATTACATAGGAGTCGCGTTCCACAAGCACATCATCGTCCGTTTCCTCGTTGTCCATTGCCATCTTGGAATAAGGGTAGCAAGCTTCCACACAAGCCGCGAATGCCAAGTCTATCATCCGGGTTACCCGGTCGATGTTGTGTTCCTCTATGATGTCCTGAACGAGGTGCTTCGCGTGTTGCTCCTCGTCTGCCATCGTATCTCCCTTGACATAGCCGATGTTGGATATGTCGTACAGGAGCTGCTCCCGAAGGAATGTGAGTTTAACCGATTTCATTTTTTCAAAGATTGAAATATTGTCTTATATTGAATACCCCATCCTTGTCCTTGAGGATGTCACGCGCAAGCATAATGCATGATGTGAACATCTGATCTTCCTCTACATCGGAAAGCTTGTCGAATCCGAGGATTCTGGCAATTGTATGCGCGGAGTCGCTATATTTCATCGATACCGCAACCCACATTGCGTAGGAGTTGTAGTATGGACTTTCCTCGCACTCCACCCCTGATGCTGATGCTGCACGGCAGAATGCTTCATAAGACCATGGTGCGCTTGGCTCCATCCCTTGGATTATCTTCTCTGCCTCGCTGCGCGTGAGATAGTTATCCCAATTGATGGCGCACAGGCGTTCGATGTATTCCTCTGCCTTGTCGGACTTGTTCCTTGCAAGCCATTCCATCGCATCGCGGAGAACACCACCGAAAAGGTGCATGTCCTCGACATTCTGGGATGATGCCATCTTCTTGTAGAGGCTATCATACTTCTGGATTATATCTTTCTCGCTTGTCATTTCAGTTTCTTCTCTATAGCTGATTTGTGATATCACGAAACAAAGATAATCACTTGTGTCCAATGCTGACTTTTATCTTTAACAACGCCCCACGAAAAATTGAGTGGCGAACCTCACGGCCAGCCACCCATCACCAATACATTATTGTATTAACCCAAATAACATTCTTATTAGTTTCCCTATCGGCTTCCTCAATACCCATATCAGCAATGCGATGGCGAGGATGAAGAAGAATGGGAACAACCTAATAGCGAACCTTTGACCGAATGTCAGTTTCTTTTCTACTGGATAAGGCACAGGAATGGAGTCCACCTTGCTCTTGTAGAGAGTGTCAGTTATAATCTTCTCCTTGTAGAGCGTGTGCCATTTCTCTTTCTCCACGAATAGGGTTTCCCCTTTGATGTATTCGTGAAGATAGATGGAGTCATGCGCCCAGATACTATCATACTGCGTCTTGGTAATGTATGTAGTGTCCGTGTGGTATTCAGGCACTACAACAGTCTTGGTCTTGCATGATGAACAACAAGCAAGGGCAATAGCCAATAGCATGCCTATGCAGATAATATTGCGGATTCTTCGTGCTGTCATACCTTCACAATTTTTTCGTTCTTGTCTATTGCATATCTCTTCTTTCCGAGGAACATATTGGCCTCGTCCACTCTGCGCTTCTTGAGTCCCAACAAAGGCTTTCCTCCAGCGTTGACCCACTTGATAATCTGGTCGGTGATTTCTTCGTCTGCTGCCTTCGCCACAATCTTCTTCTTCAAGGTAGATGTGTTGAAGGAGCCACTACCGAGGTTGAAAATCCACGACACCAGCGCATCAAATTGGTTCTGCGCGAAGTTGATGCCGAGTTTGTTCAGCACTTGTTCTGCGCCTCTTGCGTCTTGCTTGAGGAATCCATCTGCTGCCGACTCGTTGATGGCCATCCCTGGGGTAACTCCTTGCGTGTGGCCATAGCCGATAGTCCATATCCCTGCTGGGCATTTGTATGCCTTTAGTTTCAGTCCCTCATACTTCTTGATGAGGTTGAGTCCGTCATTACTTGTTGTCATAAGTGTCATATCTTTATCAAAGTTTATTTGCAAAGTAATTCCGACTTAATCGCAACTCGTTGTGATATAGCCTATTCTTATTTGCAACTATTTATGCTTTGCTCTTTTTCTCGCTTCCTTCACTTGTTCATCGGTAACCTTTGGCTTCGTTTGTTGCTTGTGCATATCGGACAACACTTGCTCCACCTCGCTCTCGTCAATGCCGAGTTTGCTTGCGATTTCGCCAGTTAACGCTTTCTTCAAAAGTCGGAGGAATGCGATGTGTGGATAAAGTATCAACATACTTGCGCACGAACTCCACAACTCAACCAAGGTGATGCCTGTGCCTACCACGCTTGCAGTAATAGTGCTGTCAATTATCTTGTCAAGGCTGACAAACACGAACATCACGCTTCCATACACCAATAGCTTGTTAATGGTCAGCCTTGCCAACTCGCTCTTGGTGAACTTGCCTTGTTTCAACGATACTGCTATGCCCCATGCCGCATCCATGAACGTGACAAGGATAACAAGCCACATGATAGCCTTGTGGCCAGCGAAGTATTCTGCGATGAACAACGCAATGCCTGTTGCCCATCCCCACCAAGTGGTCAAGATGTAGGCCAACTTTGATAGTGTCTTTAATAGTATGACTTTCATAGTATTATATATTTATTGTATATACGGGTAAATATGTGTGTGGGGTTTACTGAATGTCGGGGCCAAGAACAAAATCACCAGTTCCAGCATTGCCAAATAGTTGGCCGCTTACTTTGTCGTACATATAGCCAACTTGACCAACTCGGACGGGAATTAAATTTAATAGTTTATTGCCGTTATCAATAAAAATATTATAAATTCTAACACTACTTTCATGCCATACTCCAATATCAAGTCTATTTATGGCAAAAAGCGTTATGTCAACATCTGTAGTAAACGACGAATGAGAAAAAGTAACCGTATAACCGTTAAAACTGAATATATTTTTATTAAAAACAAATTCAGTTTTAATGTTAAAAGGAGGGTTGCCAACAGATGTATTATTTTGAGTCCCATAAGCAGGATTAATACGATAAGACCCTCCTACATATGCATACATAAAATAAAAGGCATTTACGGCATTACTTTTTCTTGCCCCAAAAACCGAAGTTGCAGTATCTCCAGAAACAGTAGGTATAAAAAATGCTCCACTAATATATGTATCTCCCGTAAATTTTATACCCAAATCAATATAGGAGTTAAAATCACCTTGTAAATACTCAATCTCCGCATTATACGGCAGTGAAGCACTACTCATTCCTCGGCGCATTTGCATGATGTTCATTTCTATTCCTCCTGACTTTCGTTATAGTTCAGTTCTTCACGCGCATCAGCCTTGCATTGCTCGCAGTAGGCATTGTATTCAGCAAACTCCTCTGGCTTGCTATCGCGTTGCCTTTGTATAGCCAACTCATCATCCATGCTATATCGCTCACGGACCTTCTCAACTACAAGAAACTTGTATTGCTGTTCGATGGGAATAGGTTCCGGCTCCACCACTGGCGGCACATATTCCACATATCCCCACTCCGTGAGTTGCTCTGGAGTGGGGTTGTTGCCTGACCATAGCACATTGTTGTCGAAGTGGGTCAATGGTCGGCCTTCGTAGTACACTTGACCCGTGCTTTCGTTCTTGTATCTCTTTGCCATAGTGTTATGATGTTGCGATTACTGAATATGCTACCACCCATTGAGAGCCATTCCATATACAGTTAAGCTCATAAGTCGTTGATGCGTCAATGGAATATCCGTCAAAGTAGTACACGGTAGATGCGCTTGTCACACTTACCGATGTGGTGCTTGCCGTAGTGAACATGAACACACACCCCTTGACGCTTGTCGCGCCTGTTATGGTGGGAAGCGTGATTGTCAGCGAGGACACATCTCCAGCCACCTTGTAGTAATTGCCCACCTCTGCTGTGATAGATGAAGTCCCCGATGCCACCGATACGATTGTCAATGCCTCGCTCACGGCAGACACGGCATCATACACACCGCCCGATGTGATGGGGTTGGTGCTTGACGGAACAGGGGTGTTGTCGAGGTTCGTGCCGACTACAAGCTTGGCTTGTTTCCCTTGCAATGCCGTATATATTCCCCCTGATGTAACAAGATGCAGACTGCCCGAAGATGGAGATGAGTCGATGTCGATGTCATCCATCTTGTTGAGCAATAGCGTATCTATCTGCGCCTTGGTGTAGCCGAATGTAGAGAAGTTGGAATTGTTGACATTGATGACATTCGTGGGCGTACAGGAGATACTTCCGTTTGTGTTGGTGAGTGTGAGTATGAGTTGCGACTTGTCTGCCTTCTGCCCAATGAAGGTAGTCTCAAGCAGCGTTTCGCCTTGATATACTATACCAGCAATGCTGAAATATAAATCGTATCCATGACTCTCTTCTCCACGGAGCAATAGCGCGGTGCTTTCTCCCATGACGAGTGCCTGAAGGTCTGCCCATGTATGACCAACGAAACTTGGAGAGGTGATAGTACCGACATTCCATACTTCCATAGACGAGAGGTCTTCGATGGTTGCCACCTTCACCCCATTGTAGGTAAAGTCGTTCCCCTCTCCCGTAGTAACCGCCACACCATCTCCACTAACTGCGATGCCGTTGTTTTCCGACAAGTCGTGGATTTCTACATTGGCAGCTTCGATATTTGTTGTGCCTCCTTCATCAGTTGATATGACATCGATACGCGCACCACCAGAGGACAATGACGCGCTCCCCTCATCAGTATCTTCCGTGAGGTAGTGCAACTCATCTTGCTTCGTGGCCATGCCAGCCTCAAACTCTGCGCGAGTGACGAAGCTCGACAAGTCCGTGTTTCCCACGATGGTGCTGA